GTGGTGCTGAACGACACGAAAATCCGCAAGGCTGCGCTGGCCGATAAGGATTACAAGCTGGCCGACGAGAAGGGGCTTTACCTGCTGGTGCGCCCGACCGGCGGAAAGCTGTGGCGGCTGAAATACCGCATTGCCGGCAAGGAGAAGCTGCTCGCACTTGGCAGCTATCCAGATATCAGCCTGGCCACGGCGCGAGAACTGCGGGACGAGGCGCGCAAGAAGATCGCCACCGGGATCGACCCGATGCAGGAGAAGCGCCAAGCTGCCCAGGCAGAGAAAGCGAAGGTGGCGCATACCTTCGAATCCGTGGCGCGGGAATGGCACGGCCTCAACAAGGATCGCTGGGTGCCCGTGCACCAGAACGATGTGATCCATTCGCTTGAGCGCGACGTGTTTCCGAAATTGGGGCCGATGCCGATCGCGGACATAACCGCTGGCGACGTTCTTGACGTGCTGCGCAAGGTGGAGCGGCGCGGATCTATCGAGACGGCCAAGCGGCTGCGGCAGCGCATCAGTGGCGTGTTCGTTCTGGCGATTTCGCAGCACCTGGCCAAGGATAACCCGGCGGCGATGCTCGAGCATGCGCTGCTGCCGAAGAAGAAGGCCAAGAAGCAGCCGGCGGTGGTGGACTTGACCGAGCTTCGTAAGCTGCTGACGGTGACCGAGGCAAGTGGAGCCTATCCGGTCACCCTGCTGGCGTCGCGCTTTCTGGCGTTGACCGCCCAGCGGCCGGGCACGGTGCGCCGCGCGGAATGGGCCGACATGAGGGGCATCGACTGGGACAGCGACGATGCAGCGCCAGATGCGATCTGGCATATTCCCGCAGAGCAGATGAAGCTGTCGGCAGAGCGCAAGGACGAGGCCGAGTTCGATCACATCGTGCCCCTGGCGCCCCAGGCCGTAGATGTGCTGCGCGCGGCCCGTGTCCTATCCGGCCGGGGCGCGCTGGTGTTCCCGGGGCAGCGCCATGCACACATCCCGCTTTCGGAAAACGGGATAGGCTACCTCTACAACCGGGCAGGGTGGCATCGAAAGCACGTCCCTCATGGCTGGCGCGCTGCGTTTTCCACGATCATGAACGAGCGGGCGAAGGAGGCGGGGATTGCCGACGATCGCGCGGTGATCGACCTCATGCTGGCGCACATGCCAGCCAACAAGGTGGAGAGCGCCTACAACCGGGCGCAGTTCATGCCGCGGCGCCGGGCGATCGCAATCGAGTGGGCTGATCTGCTGATGGAGGGAATGGCGCCAGCGTCTGATTTGTTGCCAGGGCGGCGGCGCAGATAGCGCGCCTTGACCACTTTGTTCTTTTTCTGTTCTGGTTTCGGGCATGCGAATCGCACCGCCCGACCACGACCGTCTGACCCGCCTCGCGCTTGAGACGGTGAGCGAGGCGGCGGCTGAGGCGCAGGAGCAAATTGTCGACGTCACATGGGGCATCAGGCTGGCGCTGCGATGGCTGATGATCAGCGGCGTGATCAAGGATTGGCATGTGCGCCAATTTGTCGAGGCGATCGGCAGCCCCATCCGAGACGCGTACAATCCACATGTCGAATGGCGCAGTCGAGCAGACGTAGCGGCGCGTTTCGTTGATTTTTGCCATCAGCAGTTGGGCCTGCCGTGCGGCTTTGGGCCACCGCAACGGCATCGAGAGCGCCGCTGGTATGACGAGATGCTTGACCCCGACACCGGCCGCGCGCAGCCTTGGCTGATGTGCAACAGGTATAGGCCAGGCGAGCGCGAAACCATCCGCCAGCATTTCGGCGCGAAGATGTGGCGTGAGATCAACGACGGGCCGGCGATCGTGCACCCCAAGGATCCTGGCTGGATCGTGCGCCAGGTCGATGGCGCAATGGTGCTCGACCAGATGACGTGGGGCTTTCCCGTGGTGCTGACCGGGCGCAAGGGCCAGCCGCTCAAGCCCAAGCCGGTCAACAACGCGCGCATGGACAAGCTGGGCGGGTTCTGGAAGCGCTGGACCGGACCGGCGCATCGCTGTCTGATCCCGGCCACGTCCTATGCCGAGGCCGTGGGCCCGTCGGGCGAGATGACCACGACGTGGCTGTCTATCCGCTCGATGCCGGTTTTCGCCTGGGCCGGGCTCTGGCGCGACAGCGACGAGTGGGGGCCGGTCTATACCGGTGTCATGACCGACAATGCGCCGGAACTGGCGACGATCCATGACCGGTCACCGGTGATCCTGCAGCGTGAGGATTGGCCCGCATGGCTCGATGGACCGACCGATGGGCTGGCACGGTTTGATCGGCCCTGGCCGGCGGTTGATGTGGTCGTGGATGCGACGCGGGTGTTGTGGAAGGATGGCGGCCGACCCTAACGCCAGCGCCGCGCCAGACCTTGCCCGATCAAATAGGCTCCCGCGTCTTGGCCGTTGACGCTTACCCGCGCCAATAACCGTCCATAGCGGTCGCGCCCCACCGGCTCGAGTGTGGTCGAACCCTGAGCCACCAACGCCGCAAGCGCGTCGCGGGACCGCTCGCCCAGAGCATCATCACACCATGCGGGATTGCGGCTCCCGGCGAGGCGCCGGCGCGACGCGCGGCTACAGCGCTCGCTACCGGCCAGTTCTGGCGCATCGATATTGACCAAGCGCACACGCTCGGCACCGCAGCGGATCGTGTCGCCGTCGTGGACGATGGGGTGAGGGCAGGGGGTGAGCGCGGCCAGGGCGGCGATGGCGAGAGTGCTGGGCATGTAGGTAGAATGCCTTATGCCCGGCGGCCGGGCCAGCGGGGATGGGTCCGGTTCACGTCGGAAATGGAGGTTGGTCCATTGATGGCAAGGGATTCCCACAGACGCTGAATGTGCTATGGTGCGCGGGCTGCGGCGGCGCGAAAGCGCGGAAAAGGATTAGGGTGGGATGCGGTCGCAAGCCAGCGCTCACCACGAAACGGTACCACCCCCCTACTTGCGAAGGCTTTGGGGTCGCCGCAGCTACCTCGCACACCCCTGCAACAGCGCCACAGCCTTGAGCGCCACGGCCCGCATATCAGCCAGCGCCGATCCCAGGACGCCGCTGTCATGCACCGCATCGCCGTCAAGCTGGCCGCCGATCTTGGCAGGCACAGTCGGGATATCGGCCTTGTCCACGCACGCGACGGCGACCGGCACGTTGAAGGTTTCCACGCGGGCCTCAATCGCAGGCGGTGGCGTGGGGACAGAGCCGCAGCCAGCGAGGGCAAGGCAGGCGGCAACCTGTAAACCACTCTTACAAGTTCGCATCAGATTTCTCCCTTGAGCGCCATCACAGCGTCGTTGGTATGGCAACCGGTGGCCGAAGTCTGCGGCACGGCGCGAATCTTCGCAGCGGCATCGGTGAGCGACTTCACGGCCGGCGCGATCGCTGCGTTCGCATCCTTGCCAGCCTGCACCCGGGCGTCGCCGTCAGCCTTGAGCGCGGCCACCTTGGCATTCTGCACACCCAGCGCCTGATGCAGCACGTCGAAGCTGTTGCGCTGGACGGTATAGGCCCGACGCCAGTTGTGTTCGGCATCGCGCCACAGGGCGGTTTCAGCGGCGCGCTTTTCGGCCAGGGCGTGTTCGTGGCGGGCGTAGAGGATCAGCAGCAGTGCAGCTGAGCCGCCGACGATCGGCCGCCAGAACTTGCGCAGGACTGACAACGCCAGAGCGGCAGGGCTGAGCGCGGGCATCTCGAGCGGGATAATCATGGCTTGGCCTCCTCAGTCGGCACAGGCTGCGTCGGCGGATTGTCAACGCGGACAGTGCGGCTTGACGGTGCGCGCAGAAGGCCAATCAGGCCGCCCGTGATCGTGCCCATGCCAAATGCCTCGGTCACGGTGACGTGATGGCCGGCGGCAATGAGCGCCGAGACGAAGATGACCACCAGCGTCGCTAGGGTGGCGAGGTAGGCGATAAGCTGGTCGTGGTCGTTGATCATGCCCAAGCCCCCCACCAGGCTGTGCCAGGCAGAAAGCTGTTGGTCCGGTTATTCCAGCCTCCTATATATTTTTTGTCAGGGTCGCTCGGCCCATCATTAACGGCCAGATATGCGTCATAAGCCCGGCGCTGGGCGGCAAAGGCTCGCGCCGCATCTGCTTCGGAAGTTTTGGAGCGATACGCCGCATAGGCCGCAATGGTTTTTGGCCCTATCACCCCGTCATCTTTGACGCCGATCATACGTTGCAGCAGTTTCGCAGCGGCATCGGGGCCAGACCCCCACCCCTTGTCCACCACCGATGCGGTAACGCGGTCCCACGGCAACTTGTCGAAACCAGGTTCCTTGTAAAATAGGAACACGCCCAACGCGACGGCTTCTGGTTGTGTGAGATTGGCAATGTCTTTGGCTGTGACTACGGATACTCGGCGATAGCGAGCCAGGGCATAGGCAGTTACGCCGAATTTCGACCCCACCAGCACGCCCTTGCCGCGACGCTGCGGCAACCCGGCGGCATAGCGCACCGGATCAAACCAGTTGCCGTTGTCCGCTGGGTCCATCGAAAGTCCGCCTTCGTGGTCCTTGATGTAGCCGGCGATGAATTTTGCGATGTCGATCATTCCTTATCCCCCAGGTCACAGGCGGGCGGCGCCTTGATGCCATGCTCGAGCATGTCCAGATGGCGGGTAGCGCAGCGGTGGAAGGCTTCTCCGGCGTCAAGGCGGCTTTCCGCACTATCCAGGCGGTGGCCCATCTGCTCCATCGTGATCCCGGCCTTCGTCGTTCCGATCACATAGGAAAGCGCGGCCGTCACAATCGCACCCGCAATCGCCAGGACGGTCGGTATGATGGTGCCAAGATGCTTTTCGAGAAACGTCTCGCCCGCTTGGCCCGTCGTCATCGAGCGCCCGCCCGATCAGCCACCGCACGCCCCACAAGGCCAAGGCGACGGCCAGCCACTTCTCGAACATCGTAAAGCCCCCACGCCGCGAGGATTGCCCATTGCGCCCAGCCAATCAGTTGCAGCGCCTGATAGTAGAGAATTCCGCCGTCGAGTTGCGGGCTGACCCAATAGCCAATGTCCACGATCACCATCCCGGCGAACAGCAGCCCAATCAGGCGCTGTGCTGGTCCGGCGGGTCGCGTTAGGACAAGTGCCCCTGACACCAGATCCAGCACGATGTAGGCCTCAGGCCGCAGCGCAAAGCACCAACTAAGCAAGCTGGCCGCCATGAGGGCCAGCCACGTTCGGGCCTTCTGCTTCGAGAGCATCAGGCCAACGATGGCCAGCATCGCGATTTTCCAGGGTGTCAGGGGCATGCGGGCTATGCCTTGTCGTCTTCGTCGGCGGGCTTGGGTGGGACGGCGAATCCCTTCTTCGTCGGCGGGGGCGGATCAGGTGGCATGGTCAGTTCTCCTTGGGGTTAAAGCGTGATGCCGTAGGCGGCGAGCTTGGCCGACATGGCCGCACCCCACGTGGCAACCTCGGCCTGCGTCCAAGCCTTGTTGGCCACAGCGGCCACCGCGACTTCGGCCCCGGTGACAGAGCCGAAAGCAGTGGGCTGCTGGCCGACACGGATCGTGTTCGAGCCACCAAGGGCTGCGTCGGCGCGCGTCACCGGCGTGGAGGCGGTTGACAGGCCGGTGCGCCATTCGATTTGCGTCACGCTCGTGCGCGTGAAGACAGACGCGTAAACCGCCCAGAGCGTGGCGCGCGAGGCATCCACCACCGTGCCGGATTGCGTCGCAGCGGATTCGACCAAGTAGGACTTGCTGCCGCCGTTGGCGATCAGGCCGCCCAGGACGCCGCGCGCAGCATTGCCCGCATAGTTGCCGATCAGCGCCACCTGTTGGTTATAGCTGGCCCGCGCGATGGTCAGCAGGGTCAGTTCGCCGTTGATCGCGCCCACCGTGTCACCCACGATGGTGGACGTGGCGGCGGAAGACGGGCCGAACTGGAACGACTTCGCGCCCTGGCCGATGCGCTTGACGGTTGCCGTGGCGCCCGTGAGGCCTGTAGCAGCGGCAAGCGAAACCGTAGGCGCGCTGGTGTAGCCAGAGCCCGCATTGGTCAGCGCGATAGCCGTTGCCACGCCGCCCGACACGGTGACCGTACCCGCTGCGCCAGAACCACCGCCACCGCTAAACGCCAGCGCATAGGTACCATCGGTGCCACCCGAACCCGCCGCCGTGATTTGCGGGTCGGTCAGGCCGCCCCCGCTCGGCATGGTCAGCGTTCGGCTATTGCCGGTCGTGTCACGGCCCGGCGTCGGGTCAAGGTCCGTGCCCAGCAGCCAGGCGGCATAGAGCGACGAACGAATGTCAGGGATTTCCTGATATTTGCCATAGCCCGAAGCCGAGAAGTCGGCGCCCGCAAAGGTCATGAGAATGTCGTCAACCATATCAAGCCACCGTTGTTTCGGAGATGGGCGCCCAATTGTGCATGGGCAGGGCGAGGCCAGACGGATCGTAAATCAGCGTCTTGCCTTGATCGTCGCGGATGCCGGATTGGCCCTTGTAGCCATTCCCGATCCACGCATTGCGCAGCTTGGCGCCAGACGGGATCGATGCCGCCGCCTGCACTTCGAATGTGGCGCGGCCCGTCTGCGTCACGCCGGAGACGGTGATTGCCGTGCCTGTTCCGTCGTCCAAGGTGATGCCGTAATTCGCCACGCCAGACGCGCTGTCCAACACCAGGTTGTGGTTGCCCACGTCCATCGTCACCAGGAGTTTGCTACCCAAGCGCACGACAGATTTGATGGCCAGGCCCGGGGAAGGCTTGGCGCGATCCCACAGCCAGCGCTTCAGGTAGAGGCCGTAATAGGCGCCCATCCAGACGGCGGAATTGCTGGTGAAATGCAGGTTGTCCGCACTCTGGTAATCCATGAAGTGCGTCGGGAACATCGCATAGTAATCTTCGGACGCCAGCGCCAGTTGCGCGAGGGCAATCGTCGGATTGGTGCGCGATCCAACCAACGAATTTAGGTGTGTCGAGGTCTGGGCGAGGACCATCGGCAACGGGCGCGCCAAAAGACCGCTGCTGGTCTGAAAGCCGCTTTCCGCCGTGGTGCGGATAGTGCGCACCGTGCCCTGCCAAGTCGTGGGGTTGGTGTTGGCGGAATAGTCGGCCTCACCCTGCTGATACATCAGCGCGCCGGATGCATAGGTCTTGTTCGCGCCATCGGCTAGCGTCTTGGCGTTCGTGCGCTGTCCGACCAGATAGGTGTCGAAATATAGGCTTCCCGGCGCAAGATCGCTGGCCTTTTTCGAAGAGGACCATTCGTCGGAAAAGAACAGCCAACCCGCCGAAGATGTGATGTCGAAGCCGTCTTCGTTCAGCAGCAACTGCGCGATCATCCGCGCGGCGCCAGATGCCGGGCTTTCCTGCCCGCTCTCGTAAAGGTTGTCGAGCGTCGAGCCAGCGCCAGTCCCATTGGTCGGGAAAACGCCGCTTGAAAACTTCTTGGCATACGTCACGGGCACGGTGTTGACCGGCGTCGTATTGAAGACGCCCGCGTTCGACTGGCCGTAGATTTGGAAATGCATGAAGCTGCCCAGCGCGGCAATGCTATCCCACTGCGCGGATGGCGTCGGCTTGGAGCCAGATGCAGCAGCTTGGATCGCCGTTTGCAGGGCTGTGATAGTCGGGTGGTAGATCGTGCTAGGCGTGATGCCCCAGCCTTTGTTACCGCTAAGGTCGGTTGCCCAAAATTCGCCATAGCCAAAAGGTTTGCGCGTGGTGGCGATATTGGCCGCAGCAGCAGCCCCTGTCGTCGCCAGCGCCTTCGTGGCGTCGTAGTCGGGATGCTTGAGCAGCGTTGGCGTGATATACCAACCGATATTCTCGTTGCTGTCGATCGCGTAATATGAGCCGCTGCCGCCGTGGATCACGCGGAATTGTGCGGCCCATGCGGTGGCGATAGCGAGTTGTGACGTGATATAACTGGTCAGGGGCTGCGCGACCTGTTTACCATCCGGCCCATTGACCACAGCCACGACGCCGCCAGACACCTGCCAGAGCAGTTGCGACTGGCCGTCGCTGGACACCGCCCAAAACGTCTCACCATTGGCCAACTGGCTCATGGTCGCCGTTACCGTGGCGCCAGAGACACCTCCCGCCGAAGCCGTCAACGTCGGGGCGGTGCTGGACGTGCTGAGCGCCTTCTGATCGACAATCGGCGCGGAAATACCGCCGGTCGTGGACGCCAGATAGGACCACGCAAACCCGGTCAGGCCCGACACGCCGCCGGAGAAGCGTCCATTTGCCGTCGCCGTGCCCGCTGCGCCGATGTTGATCGCGCTGACCTTGTACGGTGGGGAGGCGCCGGCAGAGGTGGCGGTGTAGAGGATGCCGGTCGCAGCCACGGCTGCGGCTGCAATATTGGCATTGATAACCGTCGCCGCAGATGCCGCCTGCGCATCCGCAGCAGCCTGCTGCGCAGCCAGCGCCGTTGCGCTCACCGGGTTGCTCGCGGCGTCGATGATGGTCTGCACCGCCACCTGAGCGAAGCTATCCTGCGTGGCATCGACCGGGTTAGAGCCGGAAACCCGCAGCGGGATCATCGCCTTGGCATAATTGTCCGGTGTCGCCAGGGGCGTGGAATTGGAAAAGTCGGTCATCGGGCCACCAAAGAAAAACCCCGCCGAAGCGGGGCTGTGTCAGGTCGGGCGATCAGGCCCATTCGGGCGTGGGCACGTCAGGCCAATCGGGCGCGGTGGGCGGATCGCGGAAGATCGCCCGCACCGCCGCGCGGTATGCGGTGAAATCCGCCAAGTTCTTGAGGTCGGCGGCAACGTCGGCGGCTTGGGTATAGTCGGTCACGGCCAGCAGCTTGCGGGCCTGAGCCTTGACGCCGGCCTTGATCTGCTCATCGGTCGGGCCGGGGATTTTGGTGATCGTCACGGCGCCATCGGCATCGACGGAAAACGCCTCGTCGGCGGCTCGCGACATTGCCTTGGTATAGTCTTCGCCGCTCACGTCAACCAAGTCGTCGGGCAGCCAGGGATAGGCGATGTCATCGGGATAGAAATTCCCGGTCGAGGGGCTGAATTTCATGGGCATTGCTCCTCAGTAGCCGATGGCGATCACGTCGGCAGTCATGCCCCACGTCGTGGTGCCGCTGCCGGGGAACTGCATGTAGACGCCGACACTGCTCGCGCCCTTGTTGTAGACCTGCGCGATAGCATCCTGCGAACTGGACGCGGCCGGCAGGTCTGGCGTGGCCACGGCGACAAGGCAGGCATTCGGGAATGCGATCGGGAAGGTGAACGTCTGCCCGCCCTCGCTCGAAAAACTCGATGTCACGCCCCACTGGATGATCAGGCCAGACGACAGCTTGATATAGCCGTTCGTGGCCAGGCTGGCCGTCTCGGCGGTCGGCCCCATCTGGAAATAGGTGCCGTCGTAGACCAGGCGATAGATCTGGCCCGCCACCAGCGCGCCGGCCCCCAAGGCCGCGCCATTCCGCTGTATCGTTTTCGCGCCCAGCCCGTTGACGTTGATCGTGGTTGCGCCGGTGTTGGTGTTGGCCACCTTCACATTGACCTGCATCCCGGCGGTATAGGCGCTGGGCGCTGGGGTGAGGCTGGCCGCCAGGGCATTGGCCGATCCGCTGTCGGCCGCATAGGCCCAGGTGCCCGCTTGCAACGCAGCGGCCAGGCCGGCGGGTGTCACAGCTTTGCTGGTGCTGGTGCCAGCAATTGCTTCGGCCAGGGTTGCCAGGCTGATGGCCGATGCCGCGATCTGCGTCAGCGTCGCCCCGATGAACGGCGCGCCCGTGGCAACCGCGACATTGGCCGATGTGATCGAGGTTTGCCCATAGGCCACCGTGACATAATAGAGCGGCACGAACCCGGTATCGGCAGCGGGCGCCGTGGGGCTGGCCGCCGCTACGCCCGCCTTGACGCCCAAGTTGATGTTGCCCGCGCGCGTGGTGGAGGACGATGCCCCGGTGTTGCTGGGACCGGAATAGGGCACTGCCGGGTTGCTGGCGTTATAGAACGACAACACGATGTTGTCGGTGTCCACCTCGCTATAGGCGGCCTGGATCAGATAGATCACCGAATAGCCCGAGGTCGTCGGCGCCGTGAACGTCAGCTGCGCCGCGTCCGAGGTGGTCACGATGCCCTGCTTGAGGACGTAATCGGTCGTGTTCGCCGCCAGGCTGGAATAAGCGGTGCTATCCACCGGCTGCAGCGAATAGATCGCCCCGGCGCCGATGTTGAGGCTCATGCTTGCCGGCGTGGTCGGCGTGCAGGCCAGGCCCGAAACGAGCGTGGACGAGCCAAGAATGTCCTGCGCCAGGCGGCCAAGCGCGATCATGACGTTGCGGTTCGTGCCCAACAGGTCGGTTTCCAGCGGCACTTGGCCTGGCCAGACGATTTTGCGGTCCATGTCTGCTCCAAAGAAAAAGCCCGCACGCGGCGGGCTTGTCTGGTGTTTCGGTGCGGCCAGGTCAGGCCAGGTTGATGGGCTGGCCGTTGAAGGTGAACGGTGCGCCATTAACGGTCACGTCGTCTTCGGCGCGCTGGTTCTGGATGCGCGTCCAGATGGTCACGCCCGCCGCTTTCACTTCGGCGATGGCGGCATAGATCTGCTCATCGGTCACGCGCGCGCCCAGCATATCGAGCGAGGCATATTCGGCCTGGCTGCCCACGCCATAGCCGGCGGTGGAGGCACCATAGCCGGCGACGATCGCGATACCGGGCTGCCGAGGCCGGGCAGCCACCAGAAACGCCTGTGCAGGCAGCTCAACCGAGCCATAGGCCCCGGCGCCGCCATAGCAGGCATAGCCCACGCCATAGGCGCCGCAATCGATCGGGCGGAACGGTTCGATGATCGCGGGCGCAACGCCGGTCAGGGCCAGAACCACGTCGGAAATCGCTTGCCGGGTCGCGCGGGGGCGCAACAGGTTGGCCAGGATGATCGCGCGGAAACTGTCGTCGCTCTGGCCCGAACTGCGCACGATGCGCGAGCCGAAGAAATCTTGCGCAGCAATGTCCAGCCAGATGCCGGTGGCCGTGCGGATGCGGGTCTGCGCCTGGGCATAGGCGAACAGCGAATAGACGAACGCCAGAACCGCCGCCGCCGCGGCGATCAGCGCATCCACCAGCGGGTTCGATTCCCCGAACCATGGCGGCAGCAGCCGGCGAAGGCGCGCCGTCATGTCGGCATTGTCACCCGTCGCCATCAGGTCACCGTGATCGTGCCGGCCTGCACCACCTGCTTGGCCGTGGCCGCAAGGTCGCTGGTACCGGAATTGATCGTCAGCCCAGTCACGCTGGAAACGCCGGCCACGCCATAGGCGACGCTGAACAGGCGGTTCCACATCAGGGTCTCGCCCTGGGTCAGCGTGGCGATGTAATCGGCGATCGCCGTCTGCACCGCCGCGCGCACGACAGAACCGGTGTAGCCCGTGGCAACGCCCACGGTCAGCCCGATGTTCGCCACCACGGCCACCACGGCAAAGGCCGCCTGCTGAATGCCGCAGGCGCGCACCGCTTCCACCGCCGTGGCCGCCGCGTTCACCGTGTCGGTGGTGGGCAAACCGCTGCCGTCATCGATGACGGTATAGAAGCTGCCCGGCTTGTAGTTGCCGGCATAGTCGTAATTCTCGACGATCACGTCGGTCAGGCCCAGCTGCAGCGAGGTGATCGCATAGTTCACCGCCGCCGGCGTGGCCTTGGACAGCGAGCCCACATATTCGACAAAGCGCGCGCGATAGGCGGCATCGCTTTCCGCGTCCGACCCATTGGCAAAGGCCAGCGCATTGGAAACGGTGTCCACCCCGGAAATCGCCTGGGCCAAGGTATTGATCGCGCCGGCCGCCGCATTCCCCGCCGCGCCCGCCGTCGTCGCCTCGACCGCCACGATAGCCGATGTGGTGCTGGCCGGGATGACATAGGCCCCAGCGCTGGCCGACCATGCCGACAGCGAGGTATCGGCCACCACTGCATATTGCACGGTGCCATCGGCGGTCTGGATCAAGGCGCCCACCGGGATCGTCGCGGCATTGGTCGGCGTGAAGCGAGCGAACGTCACCTGCCCGGTCGCCGCCACAGCCGCCAGGCGCGTCAGGTCAAAGTCCGCCATCCAGGTATCAAGGTCACTGCCCTGCGAGGTCGCGGCCCGCGTCGTGGTCAGCAGTTGCAGGATGATCGCCTGCAGCCACAGCACCACAGCCGCGAAAGCCTGGGCCAGCGCGCGCAGGATCGAGCCGGTCGAAAAGTCGATCAGCGAGCCGGTGGACGCGCCCTGTACGGCATTGGCCTGCACCTCGACCAACTGGTCGAAGGTCCGCGTTTCAAGGTCTGCCATGGGGTCAGGCGCTCACGTTGAAGGACAAGGTCACCGGCTCGCTGCTGGCGGCATCGGCATACTGGATCAGCACCGCAAACCCGCCGCCATCGGCATTGGCAATCTGTGTCACCTGCACGGTCGGCTCCGGGATTTTCGCCACCGAATCCTCCAGCAGCACTTGCCCCCGGATCAGCGCGCGGATCTCGGCCAGGTCGGCGGTGCGGCCGATCCATTGCGCCAGGCCGGCGCCATAGGTCGGCTCGAAAATGTAATCGCCCGGGTTGGTCAGCAGGCGCCGCAACACCCGCTGCTGGCCGCGCACGGTGTCGGTCACGCCCTGCAGGTCGCCCGTGTTCGACGCCGAGATGTCGCCGCCGATGTAATGGTAGACGTCGGCCAGGGTCGTCATACCGGCGCGCCCGATTGGCCGCTGCCGGGTTGCACGCCGCTGTGCAGGTGGCCTTTCAGGCTCTTGCCGCTGGCCACAACATCATCGCTCGCGGTGATCGTGCCGGTGTGGGTCCAATTGCCGGCCGAGGTGATCGTGTCGCCCTGCAATTTGATCGAAGCCCCGGCGTTGGTGTCGATCGTGGCGGCTCCATCATTGGTCAGCTTGATCGATGCGCCCGACTTGTGGACCAGCCACACCTCGCCGCTTGGCACGGCCAGGGGGCGGTCCTCGTCATTGAAGAACCGCCACCCCGCTGTGCCGACGCCCCCGTCGCCCTCTTGGAAATCGACCTCGATCGCATCGCCCACCGACGGTCCGCAGAACAGGCCCCAGCCATTGCCCACCCACGGGCTTTTCAGCGGCAGCCAATCGGTCAGCGTGTCGTCGGGCTGCAGCCGCACCTTCACCGCATAGGCATTGGGGTCATAGGCGTCGATAATGCCCTGGCGCGATGCGCCGCCGGTCCCGATTGCCTCCTGCGCGGCGCGGCGCATCTGGTTCATCAGTTCCTGCATCAGGTCTGGTTCTCCACGGTGTCGCTGATGTTCTTGGCGGTCAGGCTCATGCGGAAGCCTTCGTCCACCGAGAGCGAGCGGCGCACCGCATCGGGGTAATAGGTCTGGTCCCACGCCGTGCCGGTGCCGCGCACCTCGACCAGCATGGAGCAATCGAGCACCATGTCACCCGGCAGCGTGGCCGACAGGCGCACCATGTGCTGCACGATCTGCTCATAGATCGCCTTGGCCCGCTGCGTGGCCTGGTCCTGCGTCAGCCCGGCGATGGTGTAGTGGTAGGCAAGCGGGGTTGCCGCGCCGGATTGCCCAGGCTTGGTGGTCTTGGCCGACTTGGGCCAGGATGCCTCAAAGGCCCGCTTGTTCTTGCCGTTCCAGCTGCGCACCGTCACCACGATGCCCTTGGCGATGGTCAGCGACCGGTCGAACTGCAACTGCGTCGTGTTCGATTCCGGCACGCCGCTATCGGGCTGCTGCCACTGGATCACATAGCGCTCGCCGCTGTCAGTCGGCTTGGGCTGGAAATACAGCGTCTCGCCGCGCACGTAGACGTCGAAGTCCTCATAGGCGGCCAGTTCCACCAGCAAATCCCACTCGCTGCGCTCCTGCGACAAGCCGCTGTGGTTCTGGCTGTAATACGTGCCCACGCGGGTCATGGTGGCCTTCACCTTGGCGGTCAGGCCATGCCGGGCGGCCAGCGTCTGCGCGATCTGGCTGCTGGTCTGGTTTAGGAAATTCTCGCTCGTCTTAGTGTCGATCAGCCGCGCGGTCAGGTCGCGCCCGGTGACGTGGATCGTACCGGCCAGCGGATCAAACGTGATGTCGTCCACTTGGCCCAGGATCAGGCTATCGGCGGCGGTCGGTTGGTAATTGTCGGGGTCGGTCGCGTCTTCCGCGATGAAGATTTCGCACAGGATTTCGCTCTGGCTGCCAAACCATGCCGGGCCATAGGTGTCGGGCAGGGCATTGAGCGCGAAGTCCACCGAGAAGGTATCGGCGGCACGATAGGCGTTGTTCTCCACCTCGATGGTCTCGTGCGGCACGATCACGCCGCCCAGCTTCACCGCGCCGCGTGGTTGCCGCGACCGTGCCTCGACCGGCAGGGCGTTGATGTCAGGCATTCAGCACACCGCCCGTGGTTGCTGCGGCACCGGGCTTGGCCGGCACGACCAGGGTGGTGATCCCGTTCACCTGCGGATCGGTCAGGCCGTTGGCTTGGGCCAGCGCGGTCCAGTCGCGGGCATCGCCATATTGCGCGGCTGCCACGGCGAACAGGCTGGTCGAGCCGGTCGTCACCGTCTTGGCCCCGGCAGACAGCGCGCCGATATTCAGGCTCATGCGGCCCAGGCGCGCGTCGATGTCGGCCAGCGTGCCCGTGGTCTGCGCCGCCGTCACCGACAGCGACAGGCCAGAGACGAACCGGCTCACCGGGTTTGGCACGGCGCCGCCCAGCGACGCCAGCGAGCCAAGCTGCGCCAGCGTGGTGGAGGCTTCCTGCATCAGCCCGGTCACGATCGCGCGTGCCTGGTTGATCGGGGTCAGCACGGTGTTGATCTGGGCAATCGTGGCCGTGCGGAAATCCTGCACCGACTTGAGCGCGCTCTGGATCGACGAAACCGCCCCGGTCAGCCCGGTGTTGCCGACGCCAGCCGCGCTCGTGGCCACCGCCGTCGCATCGGCATTGACCTGCGCCGTAGTATCAAGGCTGGTGCCGGCCGTGATCGGCGTGACATTGTCGGAAACGACCTCGACGCCCAGCGAATAAGGGATGCGCCAGGCAAGCTCGAACTCGCAGCGGAACGACCGGATGATGACGGTATAGGACCGCTCCGACCATGTCAGGGCCAGCGGCTCGCCAGCCTTGAGCAACACCTCGATCTGCCGGGCGCGCGCCTGGGCATCGGGACCGATGAAGAAGCCCGACCATTCCGGGTTGACCGGATCGGCACCCAGCACGTCCACGACCTTCTTGCCGCCGACAAGCCGGTGCACGTTCAGCCGCTGTTCCGCGCCGAACGGGATGCGCTCGGGAACTTCGTAGCGACCGAACTCAATGCCGCCGAGGGTGAGGGTGGTCATGGCGATGGCTTCGCAAGCGCGGGGTTGAACCGCGAATAGCCGGTGTTAGGGCGGGCTGCGTCCTTGCCCATGTGCGGGTAAAGAATTTGGCCCACCTTGCGTCCATCCAGATAGACCGAGGCAGGCACCTGACTGCCAGCTTTGGGAGGCGGTCCACTGGGAGCGGAGGGCTTTTGCGGAGCCCCCGCGCCTTGATCATTCGGGGCATAAGCCAGCTTGGGGATTTGCCAGCTTTTCGGCAGGATGCCGTTGACCCCAGCAATCAGCGTGTTGAGGAACAGCACCCAGGCATTGTTGAAAGCCCCTCGAAACGTGTGCCAAGCGCCCATGATGTCGCCGGACAAAAGCTGGTTCCACGCGGTTTTCAGCGAGTTCCAGATTTCAAGGCCCTTGATCTTGATTTCGTTCCAGTTTTTGTAAACCGACCATCCGATGAAGATGATCGCGGCCAGCGCCAGCCCGATCGGGTTTGCGATCAGGAAGCGGCCGAACTGGAACACGGCCATGCCGAGATAGCGCAACGCGCCCGCGCCGATCTGCATGACGGTCCAGACCAAGCGCAGCGGCCCGGCTAAAAGGCTGAACGCCCGGAAGCCCGCCACCAAGAGCGACAGCGAGCCGCCAACCAAAGCTGCGGCCGAAACCGCCGCGAACACGCCGACGATAGCCTTGAACGCGGTCGGGTTGCTCTTGGCGAAGGCGTTGACGCGCTCCAGCATCGCCGCTGCCATTTCAAGCGCCCGGATGTAGTAGGGCAGAACGACCTGGCCGATGCGCAGCTTGAGGTCGCCCTCCTTTGCCTCCAAATCCATGTAGGCTTTGAGCGCCTTGCTCTTCGGATCGTTCGCGGTTTCCTGCGCCCCGTGCGCCCGGTCATAAGCCTTGAGCGATTCCAGGATCACCGGCATCTGGCTCATCAGCTTGTTGAAGATTTTCGCGCCGTTGGTGCCAAACAGGATCGCATTCTCGCGCTCGCGATCCACCTGGGTCTTGATCCCGGCCTTCTCGTAACGCCGCATCACCTCCTGCACATAGCCAATCGTGTCGGTGGCTTGCAGGCGGGCAAGATCATCGGTCTGGCGCTTGCCGCTGCCATCAGCCATGCCCAGGCGGCGCAGTTCTTCCTGCGTTCGCTTGGGCATCAGCGCCAGCATGCCGTTGACGCGGTTGTAGCCGGTACGCAGGCCGACGCCTGTGGTCGAGCCACCCATTTCACCGATGATCGGCTCCAGACCGCCAAAGATGGTCCGCAGCGAAAGCTGGTTCGTGGCCGACGATCCATAGGCCACGAACTGCTTGAGTTGCCGTTCATCGACCATGCGGCCGCTGGACTGCGCCGCCTTGAACACGCCATCAGCAATGGCCTTGGCGCGGTTGGTGTCGCTCAGGCCGCCCATCATTTCGATGATCTTGGACAGGTTCCGCATGGAACCCTCGGCTGCCGCCTGGCCATCGCCCGACAGCATCTTGGTCGCGACCTCGTATTGCGCCATGATCGGCGTCATGGTTTTGGCAGCCGCCGTGGCCGTTGCGCCGCTCATACCCGATTGGCGAAACGAACCCTGTGCATCCACGAACAGGCGCATGCGATCGTTGAGGCTGGTGCCGATGATGCGGTTCGCCTCGGCAAACTTTTGCGCATCCGCGATTTGCGCGTCGCCCAGGCCCATTTGGCGCAGAGCGGCAAGCCGGCGCTCGTATTCCGTCGCCTCCTCGATCGGCTTCTTGAACAAGCCAAGGCCATAGCTGCCGGCCATGGCCAGCGCGCCGCCCATGACGGTAAGTTTGCCGATGGACTTGAGCCGCGCTTCCAGCACTTTCGCTTCCGCGTCGGTTGTGCGAAAGTGGCTGGCCATCATACCCAACCCGCGCGTGACGTTCTCGACAAGCGAGACTTTCACGGCAACCCGATAGGCGTCGAGGCTCATGGCGAAGTGGTTCCGAAAAATGCAGTGGGCGCTGGCAGACCGCTTCCCGGCGCTGGACCGGAAAGGGCTGTATTACCAAGCCCCAAAGCCTGGGCGGATGTGGGATGATCGCGAGCGCTCCGCCAAGCTTTCGCCAGTGGATCAGGTTCTTGTCGCGATGGTGGGTATGGTGTTGGTCGCCGCCGGGGCGTTTGGTCTGTTCGTCGGCGGCTGTGTCCTGTGGTTGATCTTCACCGGCTGAGGCGCAGTTCGACCAGTGATGTGAACCCTACGCTGCTACTCACGTTGGGGCAAGCGTTCGATGCGGCCGGATTGTTTTGGCGAGGTATCACGCGTGTCCTCCGATGCTCAGCGACAGTCTGAGCGACACCACTGATTCTCGGACTTTTCGTCGAACGGTCTGGCGGCCGCCAAGGTTCAACGTGAGTTCACCCTGGGGCGATCATAAGGAATTCATTAAATTTTTCAGGCAAAAGCAATCCCAACGATTCATGCTACATCAACTTTATGTTGAAAAATTTGCCCGAAAATACGAAGTCAACGTTCAAGTGAGATCCGCAGCGCCTTCGCTGCAACCTCAGACCAGGAGATGCCATGCGACATCCAAAGCAGCGGGGGGCCTCGTCCATCGCTTACGGGTCGCCCAAGATTCGAATGCAGCCAAGCTACCATTCCGAGGTAGACGAGGAATATCTCAAGGCGATGCAAAAGTCCGTCGATGAGAAAAAGCCCGAAAATTTCCACCTGACCCCGCTTAGCGACGCCGGGTGGTAAATGTCCGACTGGACCTATTATCCGCTATCAACGGCACCGGCACCTTACGACACCGTATGGTGCCGGTTTCCGTATGTGGAAGCGCCAAAGCAGCCTGGGCCCAAGCCACATCCCGCCTTGGTCAAGCAAGCGTTCGCCGACCAGGAGGGGCAGCCCTGGGTCTCCGTGGTCTATGGAACCTCAGTCAATCCATACAAGGGTGGCCACGAGAATTTCACTGTGGCCTCGTTGACTGACATGGACATGTGTGGGCTGAAATGCGCCACGAGATTTTGCTTAAACCGGGTGCTCACAATCCCTTATTCGCAGGAATTTTTCGGGCCCGCGCCGGGACGGCCTACGCCCATTCTTGGGCACCTGAGTCAGTACCAGCAGCGGAAGCTGCAGATACAAGTCGGCTACATGCAAAGCCAATAGGAAAGGGCGGCCCCGAGGGACCGTCCTTGTGGAGCCTACCCGGCGCTTGATCGAGGCTGGACTCTCACGCGACGAGGGGTAAGCAGTTCCCTCAATAGGGGGGCTTATGCGCGTTCGTGAATTGATGACGCTTTCGGTGGCGATGCTCTGTACAGGGTGCGACAGCAAGCCAGAGCCGCCAAAGGTAGAGGCCGAAATGGTTGTTTCGCCTCAAGCCGACAGCTTCAATGTGGCATGCGTTTCTCAGCCTGCTTTGGTCGAATATACCAAGCATGTCGGACGCGGCGAAAAGACCCTGGCCTCGGCAATGATCGATGAAGCGCAGTGCACGCTCATCCCGCGCGACGGGAAGTTCAAAATTCTCGCGGTCAAGGCAGACCTGGATAATCTACTGCGCGAGGTCGAATTTGTGCCGGACGGCTCCAAGTCGACCGATGGAATGTGGACGCTGGACGAGGCTTTTGCCCCTCAATCCCCCTCCACCACCGCATTGTAACCCAGGCTGTCGTGGATCGTGTCTTGTCCGACCAAACCGCGCACCACTGCACCGCCCAGCTTCTCCAGGATAAGGTCGTGGTTGCGCACAAGCGCCGGCCCCAGCACCGGGCGCGGCGGCATTTTGCTGGTGCCGAACTCGTGGCGTTCCAGGATTTCACTATTGGATCCGACCACGGTTTCAAGCTCGGCCGTCTGGCGCTCAATGCTGTCGCGCGTTTCACCAGAACGGAGCAAGGGATCGTTTTCCGTGAAGCCCTGCCGCACGCGATCTTCCTTGGTGCTTTCCGCCAGTTCCTCCCAAGCGGGGAACTCTCCAATACCGTCCTGATAATGGCCGAACTCGGCCTTGGCCGTGCTCTGGATCGCGGCGCCGACCCGGTCGAGTTCGCGCCGGGCGTTGGTGTGGATCGCAACCTCTGCTGCCGCCAGCTTGGTCACCATGTCGAGCAACGAGAGGTCACCCACGATCTTCCTCCACAATGGTCAGGTTTTCGATGTCGATCTTGTGGCCTGCGAACTGCGAAAAGCGCAGCGACATGGCGAGACGCACAGGATCGTCGACGGCAAACGCCACGTCGAACGGGACGCCGTTTTTCACCAGCCAGAGGCAGTCGGTGAAATCGGCGTCCTTCAGGAGTTTTTTGCGATCTCCGCCGATGCGGGTTGATCCTTCATGAAGTTTTCGTAGACGCCCAACTGGGCGGCCTCGTTGCCTTCATCACCCAGGCGAGAATAGAGCGCCCGCAGTTCCCCATCGGTGGAAGGCGTGATGACCGGGGCGCCGTCGATCGCGGAAACGAATTGCAGATGGGCCACCTCGGCGAGGTAAAGCTGGTTCATGCCGCTGGAGCCGGCGGCTTTTGCGAAATCCAGCTTTGCCAGAGGCGCTGGCTTCTTGAGGGTGATGACCCGCCCAAGTTCGTCGGTCACGTCCACGCTCTTGCGCGAGGCAGCGATCAGCTTGGCGGATTCGGTGGCAGCCGGATTGTCGGCAGGATCGGTAAGGGTGACTTTTGCCATGGGGATCAGGCCTGCTTGATGCGCTTGGCAGCGGTGAAACTGAGGGTCTGCGAGACGGTCTTGTCAGACTCGTAAGTGCCTGCATCGTAATCGAAGATCACGCGCTCGTAGCGGAATTGGGTGACCGCCCCGCCGTTCTCGGCGATGGTCTCCTGGATCGTGCAGTAATCCTCGCTCTGGCCCGCCCAATAGGCGGCTTCCAGACCGGCGAAATAGTTGTCGAGGTCAGCGTTGCGGCGCTCGGTTTTGATGGTGCCGGTCCATCCTTCCCAGAACCGCAGATTGTCGACCACGCCGTCGAGGCCTTTGACCTTCGTTTTCGTGGTGTCCGGCTTGGATTCGAACGACGTGACCTTGCCCAGCGGCAGGTTGGTGCCGTTCGGCAGCGTGACCACGACCGAAACGTCGCGGCCGATCGTGTAACCCTGTTGGGGCATTGCAGGCGCTCCTGAAACAAGAAGCCCCGCCGGTCAGGGCGAGGCCGGAAAAGCGATCGGTGGCGATCAGGCGGTGGCGGTGGTCGTGCTGGCGATGCTCACGCTCTGGCCGCCTTCGAGGTTGACCAGGAACAGCGTGATCACGCTCAGATAGGTGACGCGAACGTTGACCTGTTCGCGGCCTAGCGCGACCTGGTCGGACGGGTTGTTGCTGGCGTCCAGAATGGCCGAGAAGGCCTGCTTCGTCGGGTTGTTCACGTCGCCGATCATGCCATTGGCCTGCATGTTCGAGAGGAACGTGGTGATCGTGCCCAGGGCGTTCTGGCGCTGCGTCGGGGTCTGGAGCTTGCCGACCTGGATGCCCATCGCCGTGTTGAGCGTGTAGGCGATGTAATAGGTCAGGCGCGGGTAGTTATCGCCGTTGATCACCGCGTTGGACGCGGTGTTCTTGCCGATGCGCGAGCCGAAATAGCTGCCGCCCGGGCACGGGTTGGTCACCACGTCGATGCCGGCGTTCGACAGCGTCTGCAGGTCGGCCGTGGAATAGACCGCCGCTGCATTGGTCTTCTGCGTGGCGACGATGCCGTAAAGCTGCTTGTTCAGCGCCGATTCCTGCGGGCTGAGCGCGGACAGGCGGCCGGCCACGAACGATTGCGGGCTGATCAGGCGCGTCACGCCGTTGACCGGATCGTTGATATAGATCCAGTCGCCGAACAGCAGCTTGAAGCTGTAGCTGTCGATGCCGGCGGTGGACTTGGTGGTCACGGCGTTGGTGATCGTGTCGCCCGCCGGGCCGGTGCCGATCATATAGATGCCCTCGGCCAGGCCGAATGCCACCTGCGCGGTCCACGAGGTGGAGGCATCGCAATCGGCCAGGAAGGCATTGAGGCAGCCGGTGGAGCGCAGCGCATACATGCCGGTGCGCGAAGTGCCATCCGTCCCAACCATCTGCGTCGCGGTCACGCCGCTGGCACCATCGGTCCCGCCCGAAAGCGTCACGCTGGTGGCGACCGGCGCGGCGGTGGAGGCGCCAGCAGCGGCCACGACCAGCTTCGACGGGCCGCGCAGCGCGCTCGAACCGTTGTTGATGGCGGCGGCGATCGCCACCCACACCGCATTGCCGGAAAGGCCGGCGGCCAGGTTGTCGAACGTTTCCGGCGCATAGCCGGGCAGGCTCAGCACCAGCTTCCACGAACTGGCGGCGGTGCCGGCCGACAGGGCCGCCACGATCGCATTGCCGACCGTCCCGGTGTATTTCGCGGTCAGCGTCACGCCCGTGGTGCCGATCACCGCCGATGCGGCAGCATCGGTGCCATCGGTCACGCGCACGCCGCGGATGTTGGTGGCGCCGTTCAGGCAGGCATAATAGACTGCCGTAGACAGGTCATACTTGCGGCTGCCCATGGCGCCGAACGCCTGCGAGGCGTCGGAATAGCTGCCGAGCGTCACCGGCGAGTTGACCGGACCCCAGGAACCGACGCCGACGATGCCCAGGATGTTGGTGGCGATGCCGTTCACATAGGTCTGCTGCGGCGGCGTGATCTGCACATAGACGTCGGGCACGGCCGAATTGATCGCGGCCCCCTGCTGGATGACGGGCATTCTGTTGCTCCTGCTGGTTTGGCCGGATCAGGCCTTGGTTTCTTCGGCCGGCGCCTCGTCGGCGGTCGCGACCACGAAGCGCGCGGTCTCGTCGGCCAGAACGGCCTTGATCTCGTCGGCATCGGTGATGACATCGCCGACCGCATGGCCGGCAAAGGGCTGGGTGACCGTAAGGGCCATGACGCTTCCTTTCAGGGGGTAATGAGGGTGATCGAGCCGATGGTGGCGCTGTTGACCTGGGCGTCCATGGCAACCTTGGTCTGCTCGATCGGCGTTGCAGCCATGGTTTGCAGGGTCGAATAGGTGACCGTGGCCATCGCGTCGCGCCGGTAGAGGTTGAGAAGCTGCTTGTCGTCGATCAGCTGGCCGCCGGTCCACGACACCAGCGCGGTGGTGCCATCTGTCAGCGCCAGGCGAAACGTGTCGGCCAGCCAGCCCTCGATCGCGTTGCCGATCAGGTCGCGGGCGGCGAATGTGCCGCACCAGACACCGATCTGCATGGACCGGGCCCGGCGCTGGGTTTCGCGCGCGGCCTGCGCGGTGCCAGTTTCGACCCAGTCCATATCGGCTTTGGTGACCGAAACCATGCGCTCGCCCGGCAGTGGCCAGACGGTGATGTGCGCGGTGCCCGCTTTCAGGTCGGCGTCCAGCGTCTGCTTGTCGGGCCAGCCCACATAGATTTTGGCCACGGCGCCGGTCAGCGCGATCACGCCGTTGGCGTCGGGTGCCAGCAGCGCGGCGATGGCGTCGGCCACGGCATTCGCGGCGTCGATATAGCTGGCCATCAGACCTCCAGCAGCGCGCAGGTGAGGCGATAGCCCAAGCTGTCCCAATAGGGCGCCAGCACCTGGTAGCGGTTGTCCAGGTCGTCGATCATCACGTCGCCCACCTTGAGCGTGCCATTGGCGAGCTTGGGCCGGGAGATGAACACCCACCATTCCGGCTGTCGGCCATCGCTGGGCAGCGCAGCCGGCGCGCGCATGCCTTCCTTGCGCTCCTGGATGCTGGCCGGAATGCCTGTGGCGATCACCGTCTCGCTGGCCTGGACCTGCCCGCCGTAGCCGATGCGACCGCCTTGGGCCTGCCCCGCCGGCCGGTGAAAGGTCACGGTGCGCGGGTAGAGGAACGAGGGCATCAGAACATCAGCTTTTGCCGGAATTGCTCCAGCAGGTTCTTGGTGTCGCTGTCGAGCCGGTTGTCGGACCAGCGCTCGAACTTGGTGCCACCGGCCTGTACCATCTTGAGGCTGGGCGGCGCGTATTCGTCGGCGCTGGCGTTGATCACGATGTTGGCCACGGCCTGTTTCAGCGTCGCCGGCAGGCTGGCCTGCGGATAGCCCGCGACATAGCGCAGGCAGACATCGGTGTAGTAGGCCAGCATCAACCCGGCCGGCACCCATACCTCGCCGGTCGTCGGGCGAATATCGGCGCTGCGCACGTCGAACGGAATCCACTGCGGCGGCCCGCCAAAGGTCTGGACGGCGGCCAGCAGGTTCACGTCGTTGTAAAGGCCTGCCACCTGGTCGCTGCGGCGGCCATAGGCATAGCGCCCGACGCCGGAAAGCAGGCGCATGACCGGCGTGCGCGAAACGCGCGTCTGCGAGCGCTTGGCGGCCAAGGGGCGTTCCTCGACGATCACCAGCCCCATATCGAGCGTCGCGGCGCTGGCGTGCGCGTTGACCGGGGCTGATACGGTCACGGTTCCGGCCTGGGCATTGGTGCCGGTGATCACCAGCGCTTCCACCTTGCCGGTGTCGGCGCGGTCCACGATCAGCACTTCGCCGATCAGGCTCGATGTGCCGGTGCTGGCAAGCGGAAAAGCGAACGTGGCCGGCTGCCCGGCGGTCAGCGCGACAGGGAGCGTGGCCGAAAAACTCGGTTGCAGCGCGGCCATGTAGCAGGGCAGGCCACGGCTGTCGGGCGCCCACACCAGCCCTTCGGGGCGCTGGATATAGCTGTCCACCACGGCGCTGGCGTTGACGATGTCCGACGCCGTGACGGTGCTTTCCAGGCCATAGGTCGCGTATTCGTCGGGCTGGAGGTAGAGGCTGGGCATCGGCTCAGGCCGCCAGATCCTTGAAGCCCGGCGGCGTCCACAGGCGAGTGCGCTTGGCCTGGCCGGTCTTGATCAGGTAGCGGCCCAGGCTGTCGGGCACGCGGGCTGCGCCGTCGATGAAGCACACCTCGAACGTGATCGGCTCGCCGGAATCGTTGAGCCAGTCGCTCGCGATCGCGCCGCCGGTGAAACGGGGATCGGCAGCCGGGGCCACATACATGGTGTGGTTGCGGCGCTCGCCTGGATAATAGACGCGCATCAGGCCATCACCTCGATGCCGGTTGCGGTGGTGCCCGTCGCATAGACACGCGTGGCACGGACAGAGCGGGTTTCGCCCGCGGCGAAATTCATGGTCACGCTGCCACCGGCGTAGAGATCGACCTTGATCGTGCCGGCGGCGTTGGCGCGGATCGCGCGCGTCACGAACGCCAGGTCCGCGCTGTCGTTGGGCGTGGCCACGGCGACCCAATGCATCGGCGCGCGCCAATCGGCGGCAACGCATGAAATCTGGTGATCGACTGCTTGGGTCATGACGGCCCTTCAAAGAAAAAGGCCGCCCCCGGAGGAGCGGCCTGGAGTTTCGCTTGGCTGAAAGGGGAGAGGATCAGCCGGCGGTGACGGTCGGACGCACGACGGCGACCACGGCGTGGGCGATGCCTGCCAGTTTCGCGATGACGGTGTTGAAGTGCACCCCGACGTACTGGCCCTGCAGCCCGGCCAGGAGACCAAGCTGGAAGATGCGGGGGTTGAGATTGCCGTCGCCGCCATGGACGTGGGGCATTTCGATCATCTTCTCCGTGAGGATCACGGCGAAATAGTTCGAGTTGCCCGAGCCCGGCGCCGCGAAACCATAGCTGGTGTCGGTGGTGGCCGGAATGAACGGATCGGAGATCAGGGGGATATCGCCGGCCTGGGTGCTCAGGTACTTGACCGTGACACCAGCCACCACTTCGGCGGTCTTGAGATCGATGTGCGCCGCCTTGGCTTCGCGGTCGATCAGGTCATTGAGGATCGGGTTGAGGTAGATCGCGGTGGGGCGGACCTTCTGGACTTGGTTGGCCAGCATCGCGGCAACCTTGGCCTTGAGGCCATCGATGATCGATGCGCCCAGGCCGATCGTGGCCTGGTTGGTGATCTGGGTCAGCAGCCCGACATACTGCGTGGTGGTCGGAGCCGACAGCGACGTGTCGGTGCCGTTCCATACCGCCGCCGCCTCGGTGACGATGATGCCCGACGTGATATCCTCGATGTCCTTGCCTTCGACATAGGCAAACTGGCCCTGCATGCGGGTCACGTCCACGTCGAACAGGCCGAAGTTGGTCTGCGCGACGATGGCCTTGATCATTGCCGGGCGCTCGGTGCGGGTCGGGCCGGTCGCTGTCGGGCTGATGCTGCGCGGATCGGTGAACGAACCCGTCGCGATCGCGGTCTGGTCGAAGTAGCGGTGGGGATGACCGGTCGCCGGCACACGATCGACGCGCTGCAGGAAGACGCTGTCACGGCGCACGATGTCGGCGATTTCGGTTTCGTAGCGGTTGGTTTCGATGGCGCCGTTGCCGAGATAATCGGCAGCGGCCATCAGCTTGGAGACGAGAACGTCGCCGTTCGGGCCAACGGCGGTCTTGCCGTCCGCAAACCCGGATTCGATCATGGGCATGGGTAATTCCTCTTGTCTGTGGGTTGCGGATCAGGCGGCGGGGAGCATGCCCGCCTGGCCGAGAGCGGCCTTGGTGCGCAGACGCTCCTGGATGGACAGGCCGGACTGGCTCAGGGCGCGATCGACCTTGGCGATGTCCAGCGCGCTGCTGCCGTCCGCTTCGATACCCGCCTTGGCAAGCAGGCGACTGATCTGCGGTGGCACCGTCTTGCGCTGCGGTTCCGGCGACGCATCGCGCGACGCAGCAATGCCGCTTTCCAGCTTGGTGGTAAGATCGTCGATCTTCGCCTTGAGCGCGGCCACCTCGGCGTTTTCGACAGCCGTCTTGGCGACAGGATCAGCGCCCGCATACATGCCGGCGTTGTAGTCGTGATCGCGGTAGATGTGCGGCATGCTGCCCAGCATCGCCTCCGCTTCGATGGCGTCCGCCATGCGGTTGAGAATGGCGACATGGCCGCGCGAGGCATGCACACCGATGCCAGCAGCCTGAAGCGAGCCTGCGCAAGCACGCAGCTTTTCAGCATGGGGCGCGACCTTGGCGTGCAATTCCTTGCCAGCTTCGATCTTGGCGTCGAGCGCGATCTGGCCGGCCTTGAGTTCGGCCATTTCGTCGGTGACGGGCTTAAGGGCGGCAGCGAGGACCGCCTGCAGTTCTTCCTTGGTCATCTGAATATCATCTCCTGCCGCAGCAGACGCGGCCAATGAGGTGGTGGTAAAGGCGGCCTTGACCTTTTCGAGGATCGCGGCGCCGGTGAACACGCAGGCGGTGATGACCAAGGGGTCGCTATCGAGGCATTCAACGCGGATGTCTTGCGCTTCAAAACTGAAACCCAGGTTGTTCTTGTTGGCCTTGATGAACGCGGCTTCCTCGGGGAAGTCGGCTGCGTAGACGAAGCCCTCGATCCGCAGATCGGAGCCTTCGATGGTGGCGCCGGTGATGACGCCGATCTTCGCTTGGGCGTCATGCCCATCGAAATCAGGGGTGATATCGACTGCCATCCCCAGCAGGGAAGGAAGCGCAGCCTCAGCGGCCGCGCGCGACATCATCACCAGTTTGCCCTTCGAGCCGTGCGGGGCGGCATCGCTGGGCTGGTCGAGATGCACCAGAACGCCCGAAAACGGCATGCGGTTCGGGTGGTCTTGGACCTCGGGAACGCTGAGCGCCATAGCTTCGAGCCGCATCGCCTTGATGCGGTCCCAATCCGACGTATCCATGCCCAGGCTTTTGGCCTTAGCAAGGATTCGCTGGCGGGCTTCGGAGCGCTCGGCATCGGTCAGGCCCGACGCGCGGCCCACTTGACTCCAAGCCATGGCAACGTGCTTGCGGTCCATGATCGGCAGGGCGCGCTTTCCAGGCACCGCAAATTCATCTGCGGGCAGCGCGTCCCGCTCTTGCTTGGAAAGCGCCATATCGATCCTCAGATTTTCGAACGAACGAAGGCAAGAACTTCGCCCAGCACGCCTTCGATCTCACCCTCCAGAGGGCGCACGAACGCGATGAGCTCATGCCAGCGCAGTTCCAGCTGATCGACGAGGCTTTCGTGGGGCCGCGCCGGGGCCACGCTGACAGCATCGGGATCGGCCGGCGCGTCTTCCAGGTCGGCGACGGTGCTGATCGCGCCCGGCAGCGCGGCACTGTCTGCGGCATCAGCTGCAGCAGCAGCGGCCGAAGCGTTTTCCGGGTGTCCGGAAATGGCCGCTTCTAGCGCCGCGATGGCGCCCTTGCGGTTGGGGCCGGCTTGCTCCTGCGCCAAGGCCGCGTTCAGCGTGTCGAGATCGACGCCGTCGAGGTGGGCGGCCAGATCGGCCACGGTCATGGCGACGAGGGCGGCGGCATCCGCCTGGGTCGTTTCCTCGCTCATGCGAACACCAGCACGTCAACGGTGCCCGCCGCCAGCGTGTTCGCTGCCAGGCGCGGCGCGAGGTTGATGGTGAAGCCGGTCTGCGAACGCCCGCTGATCCATGCGGTGGCGTCCTGGCTGGGCGTGACCTGCACGCCGTAGCTGGCGGGCAGTTCCAGGCCGGTGAGCGCGATCGTGACCGCCGCGCCCGCGCTGCCGCCGGCGGCGTTCGCAAGGCCCTTCTTCATCAGAACGATCAGGCGGTCTTCCTGCGCGGGGCCATCGCCCTTGCTGGAAACCGCAACGGTGTGCAGATCCTTTGCCATGGTCAGTCCTTGGTCTGGTCGTCGCCGCTGCGACGGGGTGATGGTTTGTCGTCGGGCACTGCGGGGTCGAGCACGCGCTTGCTGCCCGTTGCGGCGGCGCGAGCGATTTCAGCCTCAATCGAAGTGAGGCCGGAAAATGGTGTCTTGAGCGGTGGCCGTCCGCGCGTTTCGCGGTATTCATCGGGCGTGATCGCGTTGGCCTTGTATTCCAGCGTGAACACCTCGGCCGATCGCTTCTCGTCCTCGCGATCAAGGCCCAGGAATCGGAACTCCAGCTGCCAGAAACCCAGGCGGCGATGCAGGGCGTGCCGCGTCAGGTACGCGGCCAACTCCTTGGCGCGCGGCTTGATCGCTTGGTCCCAGTCACGCTCTTGCGATACCTCGCCAGTGCTGCGGTTGACGTCGCGCTCGATGCCCAGGTTCTGCGGGCTCAGGTCGAACGCGGTGGCGATCTCGGATTTCAGGAATTCCTGATATTTCAGGTACAGGGCGTTGTCGCCTTCCGGATGAAGGCGCATGACATCGCCGCCCTTCATGCCGGTGATAGGCACCTTGCCCTGGCCCTCGACCTCGGCGGTCCAGTAGTTGCGGAATGCGGCCAGCGCGTCTTTGTCCACGCCCTCGCCGAGGTTGAGCATGATGCCCGGCCGGGCGTTGCTGGTCAGGTTGCCGGCGAATTCACCGACACCCAACTGGCGCGCGATTGAGGAGAACGCCACCTCCAGCGGGCCCAGGCCGAACGGTGTCGCCGTCGACGGGTTTGGCCGGATGTAGATGATTTCGTCGTCGCGCAGGTCCACACGGATGCCACCGCCGGTATAGGCGCCATAGCCCACCGACTGGGCGTAGCGCGCTTCCTCGGGCTTGCCCGACCATCCGGGGTAGACCTGGATCGAAAGGCCATCGACCGGATAGAGCCATAGCGGACGTAGCGGGTCGCCCGACCGCTGGGTTTCCATCGCGCCGGCGCCGGCCAGGACGTCTTCGATCACCTGTTCGGCCAGCGTGCGCCAACTATCGTCCGCGTTGGGATTGCGAAGGCAATAGGTGGCTATCTCGGCCTGGCGCTGCAATTCGCGGCTGTCTTTCACCCCGGCGGCCGGAACGATCTCCCATTCGAGTTCCACGATCGGGTTCTTGATCGCGTTGATGGCGCGGCGGGCATAAGGCGTCTGGGCGAAATACCGCAGGTTGCGCGGCGTCGCCTTCCAGACCAGCCGCGTGCCAGACCTGCCCTGGCCCATGGGCGCATAGTTCGGGAACGGGTTGGTGTCGCGCTCGGGCTGGGCAGGGCGGCGACCGAAGCGCGCGCGCTTGATGCTCTCCGCCAGCATGGAACCGAAACCAGCCATCTCAGGCGAAACCGAAGTTGTGGCCGTCGCCAAGCATGAGCTCGGTGAAGGCCCAGACGAGCGCGTCCGCGCGGTCGGGCGAGCCGCCGCCCTGATAGCCCGCTGTGGTAAACATGCCCATCTGTTCCTCAAGCTCAGGGAATGCGCCGACGTGGTGGGCTTTCCCTTGTTCGTAGATTGCGGCCACGGGCTCGGCACGAACGTGCTTGCCCCGACTTGCGTGCACCAGCTTGACCGGCAGGTTGGGCGCCGCGCCGCGCAGCGTGGATTCGACCATGGCGCCGCCGTAATTGGCCTCGGCAATCACGCGATCGGCGCCGAAGTATGCTGCTGCCTTAGCCACGACTCCTGCCCAGCCTGCGGGGGATTCCCGGCAAGACAGGTCTGCCAGCACATAGCCGTGTCCGTCGTCACCCATGGCCACGACAATGATGCCCTGGCTATCTCCGCCGGCGCCGTCCGATCCCGACGGGTCCACGCCGATGACGACGCGCACGATGTTGGGTAGCCGGGCAAGACGAAGCGATTCGATGCGATCGAGCGGCCAGAGCGTGCCGGGCACTTCGGTCAGGTATTTGCCATCCCGGAAGCGCATGCGCTGCCGCTCTGGCATGTCGTCCAGTTCGGAAAGATACTCGGGCGGCAGGTGCGGGTTGTCCTGCGGATTCATCACCAGATGAGCCCGCGTGGTTTGGTCTAGCGGCGTCCGGTCACCTGGGCGCACCAGGTCAACGAACTCCTGATAGGTCCAGTGGCTGCGGCCTGTCGGATTGAGGTCGTATAACCCCTTGAGCGGCAGCAACGAGCCATCGCGGCGCCGACAAGCCTGGGCCAAGCGAGACCGCAGCGTGACAATCGTTTCGAACGCAACCTGGCTGGCCTCGTTCGGGTAGATCGTCGCGAACTCCTTACCCAGGATCTTGTCTACCCGCTCCTTGTCGTCGAGTCCGCCGAACCAGACTTCGCTGCCGTCCGGCAGGACAGCGAACTGGTCCGATTTGTTGATCTGGTATATAACGTCGGGGTAACAGACCCGCATCATCTTGGGCCATGTGTCGAGCATGACCGACTGGCGCACATCGATGTTGTGCAGGCGAGCGATCAGATGGCGGCTCGCCGGCGCCTGCAGTGCACGCTCAGCGATGATCTGGCAAAAACCGAAGGTCTTGCCCGAGCGAGAGCCGCCATAGGCCAGGCAATGTCGCGCCGGTCCATAGACCATCAGCGCTTGGTCCGCCTGCTTTGGCGTGCGCGAGAACAGGGCTGTGGGTTGGCCGCCCAACTGCCGGCGGCGGTCACGTTCGCGCAGCAGTTTCAGGTATTCGGCGCGATCAGGCCTCATTCTCGCCACGCTCGAAGGCGGCAATCTGGCGCTCGATCTCGTCGTCGCTCATCTGCTCGAACGTGTGCTTGTGCTCGACCGATTCCTTGAACATGCCCAAATGCCGCATCAGCTTGTCGATGGCCGCCATCTGGTCGTGCAGCTTGAATTCAAGGCCGTCACGCCCTTCCTTCACCCCTGCAAAGAGCATACGCGCCGGGCCCTTGATGCGCCGGGTGTCGGCGAAATGGGCCTGGCCGATTCCTTCACCGTTGCAGCGCGGGCAGTCCGGGGCCGGCTCAACATGGAAGCTGTAGCCGTAGCCGCCGGCGTTGTCCGGTTTCACACCGTGGCGCTTTTCCGCCTTGTCGCGGGCGTGGCCCCATTCCGCCTCATCGATCCACTGGTAGGCATGTCCGACACCATGGCAGTAGCGGCAGGCGTTGCGGCGGTATTGCACCAGGTCATTCGGATCGGCGGTGGCAATGGCCCAAAGCCGCAATAGCACCTTGTCCGCGGTGATCTCGGTCCGGGCGGCACGCTCGGCCTGGGCCTTTTCGATCTCGGCGCGCACATCCTCCCGCTTGAGCAACCTCGTCGCGGCACGGGCGGCGCTGCGCGGGTTCTTGGCTGGGCCGCCGTAACCAGCAGCCAAAGCCGCTTCCGTCCCATTCAGATCAGGGGATGCGAGCAGTTGGCGCACAAACTCGGCACGCATTTCGATTTCGCGGGCGCGCTCGCTGTAGCCCATGGCATTTTCCTCGAAGCTCAGGCCCCGATACCGCACGGCGCGGGGCAGGCCGGTGGCGCCAGCTGCCCGCGTCGTGGGAGATGCAAAGATCGCCTCCTTTCCGCTTGGGTGCTGGGCCTCTCGGGCCGGGCCAGGGCGTCTAAGGCCCTGAAACGAGAAACGCCCCGCAGGCCGGGTAGGGCCTCGGGGCGCAGTTCTGAATGATGGGAAGTTACGCTACTTGCCACTCACGCGCAAGGGGCGTTGATCGGCGGGTTTCTCCACCGCACGGGCGGCGATGGCTTCGGGGTTGGGGAATGCCGCTCTCAGCACAGCCTCGGCGTGCGCGCGCAGGTCAATTGGCATGGTCAACGCCCTCCTTTTTGAAACGGGCTGGTTGGGTGGGTGTGATGCTTCCTGCCGACGGCGCGAAGGCCGCGTGCATATTCGGCGGGAGATGGCTCAGGTGTGCGTTCGATCACGACGATTTCGCCCGCGCTGAGAGCGCATGGTCCGAGGTCAGCGGTCAAGCAAGAAGCGGTGAACTCGACGACGGCGACTGTCGCTTGCAGCCTGCCATCGATCACGAGCACGGTCGGCATCAAACCAACTCCCCCACCCCAAGCCGCGCATACCGGGCCAGCACATCCCGCTCATCGACATCGCGCCAGACCCGCTCCCGGATGTCGCACCAGCGGTCCAGCGCGCCCAGCAGCAGCCGGCGGGCACGGGGCCAACCCACGCCGTGCACACGTGCCGTAGCGAACAACTCCCGATCGCCCAGCACCATGTCGATCACCATCCGACGCGGCATCGGCAAGTACTGGCGCCACTGCGTGTAGGCTCGCTCCATGCGCACCAGGTGCAGCCGCTCGACCAGCACGTCACGGCCCGACCCCGAACCATCGACCCGCGCCTCCAAGCTGGCACCGCGCACCGAAACCGACCGCTCGATCATCTCGGCAATGAGCGCGATTTCCTGCGAGGCCGCCCACTGGTCGCCGGTGATCTGGCCCTTGTCGTGCAGCCGGGCCATGGACGACACTGACTTGCGTCGCATGGTCTTGGTCAGATGGCCGCCCTGGTCGGGAATGAACGCCGCCTCCCAGTCGCCATGGGCCAGCGCTTCGGGCGTCAGCACCGGTTCGCCCGTTTCCCGCTCGAACGGCGCCATGGCGTCGATCCGGGCCTGCCACTGGGCGTGCGTCTCGTCGCGGCGCTTGGCCCTGGGATCGGGTTTCGCCCTCGTCGTCGTCGCGGTCATGGTGCGGTGTCTCCCGAATTGAACAGTGTAGATTTCAATGGACGATCAATCATGAGTGCAGATTCCTGGCCTTCCAGCGCTCAAGCTCGGCGCCTTGCATCATGCCCTCGGCCTCCGACAGGGTGATCTTGCGCGGCGGGTAGCGCAGGTTGAACAGGCGCTCGGCGGCGGCTTCGTCCGCTTCCTGCCGGTTGCGCGGCGAAGGCTCGGCGGGGCCGCGCGCCAGGTTCTCCTGGTGTTTCTTGTTTAGCGCCCCGGAGACGGTCATGAACCACTTCTTGCGGGTGGCGTCCTTCACGTCCGGTCCCTGCAGCCAGGCATCCAGCGCGATCAGTTCGGCCTTGAGGTCCGCGATCGTGTGGAACGCGGCTTCCCACTGGGCAAAGTCGCTGCGGGTCAGGCGGATGATCTTCCCCCGATAGGCATACCCAGCATCCGCCTCCCCGATGCCGTCATCGCGCGGCGGTGAAGCGGGCTGTTCGGCTTGGGGGGTAGGGGGGGTATTCTTCTCTGTCTCTGTATCTGTATCTGGGGCCGTTTCGGTGGCGTTGCGCGCACGTTGCCTGTAACGTTTCACACGTTCGTTAGAAGTATCTGATTTGAACTGCCTTTCTTGCCACGCATGAGGGGCGTATCGCCAACCGCTAGGGCCACCGCTAACCCTATCGATAAGGCCACCGCTAAGCAGGCGTTCGACCACCGTTCGGGCACCGTCCACCGACACGCGCAAGGCAAAGGCAATGTCGCCAATTTCGGGCAGGCACCCATCATTCCGCGCGGCAAGGCAAAGCAGGTTGATCCACGCCTTGAAGGTATCGCCATCCAAGCGCTGCACCTTGGGGTCATCCAGGGCCTCGCTGTAGAAGCGGAACCACTTCATGCTCGACATGCTCAACCCCTCACAGCCTGGTAAACGCCAAAGAAGCGGCCAGTCGCAGTGCCGATCTGGCCCTTGCGCTTCTTGGCGACGATGAAATCGATGGTGCCGCGCACGCGCTCCATGCGGGCCACCCATGCGTCGTGCTTGTCGCCGGGCTCTTCCGGCTCGTTCTGCTTTTCGTAGTATTCCTGGCGCAGCAGGAAAGTGACGCTGTCGGCGTCCTGCTCGATCTGACCGCTGTCGCGCAGGTCGGAGAGCATGGGCTTCTTGTCCTGCCGCTGCTCGACGCCGCGCGAAAGCTGGGCCAGGGCGATCACGGCAACGTCGTGATCCTTGGCCATGCCCTTGAGGCGCTTGCTGATCTCCGACGTGGCTTCATAGGGGCTCAAGCCCTTGCGATCGGCATGGAGCAACTGGAGGTAATCGACGATCACCAGATCCAGATTCACGCCCTTGGCGGCGAAGCGGCGCTTCTGGCGGCGCACCAGCATTTCCAGGCGGCCGATGGTCAGCGAGCCGGCATCGATCACCGTCAGCGGCAGGCGCCCGATCTCGCCGGAAAGCTGCAGCACCCGCTGGCGCTGCCACGGGTTCATGTCCTCGCTCTCGATCGCGGCATAGGGCACGCGGCCCCGCTCTTCGTCATAGGACCAGTCGGCAAGCTGCCGCCCGGCCAGTTCCTCGCGGCTCATCTCCAGCGAGACGAACAGCACGCCATGGCCCGCCTCGGCCGCGCCCAGGGCGTAGCTGGAGACCACGCAGGTCTTGCCCATGCCAGGGCGCCCAGCCAGGATGTTGAGCGACTTGGGGCGCAGCTTGCCCAGCACGCCATCGAGCGAGGGGATGCGATGACAGAGGACGCCCGTGCTGCCGCTGTCCATTTGGGCCAGGAACGCGCGCATGGTTTCCGCGCTGTCGCTCTCAATGACGGATGACGCGGAGCGCTGGGCAATCGCGCTGTCTGCCATCGACACGATCTCGATCGCCGGGGTGGCGAGGTCAACGCAAGCGGCGGCGGCGGCTTGCAGGCCGGCGCGCATCTCGCGGCGCTGGGCCAGGTCAACCAGCTGGCGCGCAAGGTCCACCGGATCAAGGATCAGGGCGAAGGTATCGCCGGTCAGTTGGGCGATGAACCGCTTGCCGCCCAAGGCGACAAGATCGGCATCATCAGCGAAATGGCTGTTCAGCATGGCGGGCGAAAGCGCGCGGCCCAGTGCGGCCTCATGGATCAGGGTCGCGAACATGCGACCGAACAGGGCCACGCCGAAATCTTCCGGCCGGATCGTGTCGGCCACCATGTCGATGCGCTTGCGATCAATCATGATCGCGCTGATCAGCTGCGCTTCGGCATCGGAATTGATCAAGGGGTCGAGCGCGGGCGCCTCGCGCTCCACCTGTGCGGCCCACGTCATTGCTGTGTCTCCAGGAACCGATCGAACGCCATCGCGAATTGGGCGAAGGCCTCTTGCCGCAGCACGGTCCATGCGGGGTTTTCAGCCAGTTGGGGCGAGCGCACTTCCATCAGCATCAACGCCCGGTGCGCTTCGAATGCGTCGTTGGCCTGCTGCTCGCAGATGCGGTGGAGCGCAGTCTTCATGCGCCAGCACCCCCAATCACGATCTCCACCCGCCCAGGCTTGCAGGGTTCGGCAAAGGCATAGTTCGGCTTGAACCGCGCATCGTCACAGCCCAGCGCATCGGCCACGCCGTCTCGGAAGTTCTTGATGGCGCCGATGCACCCATCATCATCGCGATTGCGGCGGTCGGGCGGATAGAACGTGATCGTCATGCGGATGCGCTCATCGCCATGGGCAATCTGTTGCCGGATTGCAGGGGGAAGCGCCTCACACGCCAAGGCCCAACCCAGTTCGCGCGCGGCCTTTTCGGCAGGGCGATACTTCGTCCAGTGATGCGCGCGCTTCCAGTTCGGGAACAGGCGTGCATCGGGCCAGGGCAGTGTGAGGCGCATGAGCTCAGGCTTCCGGCTGTCCGAGGTAGATCGGCAGGCCGGTCTTTTCGCCCACGTCTTCCACCGCTTCGTTGAACGCGGTTTCGAACGTCAGGTCGGGGCGCCACAGTTCATACCAGAACACCGGCTTGCCATTGGCGATGCGATACCGGAGGCGCGCGATCAGGCGGTAGAACACCGTCGAGCGCGCGAAGATCGGGATCACGATCGAGAACAGCTTGGGGAAGTTCACCGGCTTGCCGTCAGCCGCCTTGTGCTCCGATACGAAGGTGAATTCGGTCTCGCCCGAGGTCAGGTTGACGGCCTCGCAGGATTCCGCCGTTTCGTAGATCTTGAACTTGACCGAAAGGTCCACAAGGCGCGTGGGCGTGGCAATCGCATCAGCCCCCGTGGCGCGGTTGGCCTTGGCGAATGCCTGGGCCTGCTCCGACCACTTGCTGACGGGATCGTCAGAAACGTCCACGATCTGCGTTTCGAGGAACTGCGCGAATTCGCCCATGCTCATGGGCTTGGCGTCGCGGCTGAACCAGGCCTTCCATTCCGTGGACAGTGGAAAGGCATAAGTGGCACGGTGCCGGCGCGCCTGGGCCGCATTCACGCTGGCTTCGCCGCCGACCTCGCTATTGTCTGGATGGTAGTCGAAGATGGCGGTCAGGCTGGGCCGGGACATGTCGTCGACGGCGAAAATCGCCGAGTGCGGAAACTTGAAGCGGTTCACCAGCGCGATGAAGCTGGGCAATTGCGTCAGCGCTGCGGTGCCCTTGCGGTGCAGTGGGTCGGACCGATAGGCATCGAAGGCATCAGCCGACAGCGGCGTGACGCAACCATGCGTGCCGAGGCTGAACAGCGCTTCGGTGCTGTCGCGCGGATCGGTCAGTGTGATGACCTCGGCGCGCAGATGGTTTTCGGCCGTGGCGAGTGCCGTGGCCAGCAGTTCGCCCGTGCGATCGGCAACGGTTTCGGTTTTCGGTTCGGTCATGATGTTGGTCCTTCGATCAGCCGCGCACAACGCGGGCTTCGGTGGAGATTTCGCGGATGGTGCCGAACAGGTTGCCCTGCCGCGGCTTGTTCGGGCTCAGGCGGCCATCAGCCGTGAACCACGCGACGGTGGCGCCGTGCTTCTCGACCGGCAGCGTCATCTTGAGGCTCGGCGTGACGACCGAGAATTCGCGCGCCGGGTCGAATTCGACTTCGATGGTCAGAGCAATCTTGCCCTTGACCTTCTTGTTGCCGTCAATGCCAGCGGCTTCCAGCTTGGTTGCGAATTCCTGCAACGGCTCGCTGCTGTCGGTGTTGAACTGGCCGTCCTTGAGCATCAGGATCAGATCAGACAGCGTGGACGCGGCGGGATAGCGCCGGCCGCCATCGGCGGCGTCGAGGATTTCCCCTGTCTCAGGGTCATGATCATCGGACATTGTCGTTCTCCGTGGCGCGGGGTAGAAAGATGCGAGCGCCGCGCCTTTGCGCTCGCGTTGGAAAATGGGCGCGGCGCTCAACCGATCGAACGCCGTCACGCGGATCAGTCGACCGCCAGCATCTGTTCGCTGGCGCGAAACACGAAATGCGGGGGCTGGCCGACGCTGGGGCGAAGCGCCTCCAGGCGTTCACAGTCGAACCGAGGAAAATCGAGCGAAAACAGGCCGTCCGCCGTTGCCGCATTGATGGTCAGCGCATAGGCGCCCGTCTTCTGCCGCTTGGCAAGGAACGGCCCGTTGGCGTTGTCGATCACGACCTGGATCAATCCGGCATCGTCACCCGTGCCGAAGGCCAGGCGCAGGTTGCACTCGTCCTTCACCAGCGAAATGGCTTCGGCCAACTTCGGACCGATCAGGATCTTGATGTAGCGTGCCGTGACGCCGTTACGGGTGCCGAGCTTGCGGGCGGAGACTGCTACCCCATGCGGCGGCACAGCAGCGGGCGCGGCCTTGGCGGGATTGACCGCCTCGATGTCTTCGAATGCCATGATCAAATCCTCCCTGGAAGGTGGGCTGGCGCAGCTTTGCCGCGCTTGGGGACGTGGGGGTTTTCGTTGCTGTGGCCAGCAGGAACGGCGGTGCGCTTGCCTGTCGCCACGACTTCGACGATGCGGCAGCGCTGGCGACGATCGACCCGGATCAGGCCGCGCTCTTCCAGCTTGGCCACCATCAGCGGCGCCATTGCTGCGGCATTGTAGCCGGTCATATCCAGAATGGTGTTGTTCGACGGGCAGGTCTGCCCGGCCTCGGCCGCCGCACAAATCGCTTCGAACACCATGCGTTCGGCATAGGTGAGGGGGCCGCGCTCCATGGTCAGGCCTTTTCCTGCAAAGCCGCCGGAACCGGCTGCCCAGCTATGGCGCACATTTCCCGGGCCACAGCGCGGACGTGGGCCTTGTGCGCGGCACGCAGGGCGCTGCGCGGCACCTGCAGGGCGCGCGAAGCCTCTTCCGGTGTCAGCGGCGCAGACGGGTGCGGCGCGGGCGCCCGTGGCGCGGAGCGGCGTGCGAACGGATTCAGCATGGCAGCATCTCCAGCTTGAGAGCGGCATCAGCAGCATCTTCGGCAGCCAGCATCGGGCCGCGAGTGATACGGCGCAGCAGGCGTGCACGCTTTTCGGCCAACCGCTTGGCCTCGATCGCCTCCAGCTTCGCGCGACGCCTGGCCGCGATCAGCGCCGAGATATGGGGTTGCTGTGCGGCCAGCGCGGCGGCAGCGGCTTGGACGGGCCGGGCCGGCAACAGCGCGTCGGCGATCAGCTGCAGTTCCGGCCAATCCGCGCAGAACGCATCGAACGTGCTGACATGCCAACTGACGCTGGAATGATCCATGCCCAGCCGCCGGCCGATGCCGGAAAGGCTAAGGCCCTTGCCGCGCAGAACGGCACAGACGCACTTGCGCGCCCCGACAATATGCCGATCCCGGCATGGGCCGACCAGCGTGGCCATGTGGATGCCCAGCGCCTTGCACACCAGTTGCATGATGGCGCGCGGCTGCACGCCAGGCTCTGGGGCAAAGATCGAGCTTACCGCCATACCTGATGCCCGGCGCTCGGCTTCGGCGCGCGTCATGCCGCCATGCTCCGGCGGCAGCCGAATTGGTCATGCGCCGCGGCACGGGTGCCGCAATAGCCGCAGACCCGGTTGTCGACGTGGCGCAGCGTGTCTTCGGCCAACGCCTCGGGCTTTCGCTCGATCGCGACCAGGATGCGGTGCTGGCCTTCGCGGCGCACCGTGACCTTGCCCGACGCTTCAAGCGCCGACAGCACCGAACTGATGGTGGCGGGGTGCAAGCCCCGGATCGCCGCAGCGATGTCGGGGTTTTTCGGCAGGGGGCGCCCGATGAACTGGCGCAGATAATCGAGTAGTTCGCGGTCGCGGTCGCGAAGGCCATCGGCGGCGGCACCGACGCGGCGGCCGGCGGCCGTGGTCTTGCCGGTCCCGACAATTTCGAACTGGTAGAGGCCGGGCTCGGTGCGACGGAGCAGGTTGTGCTCGATCAGCCATTTCACGATCTTGCACGCATAGGTCGAGCTGATGTTCAGGTCGGCTGCGATCGTGCCGTATTCCGGCGGGGTGGCGCCGGCGTCGGCCGCGCGGACCATCATGTCCAGCACAGCCATGCGATAGGCGTTGGAAGCTTCGCGCGCGGATTTACCCATGACCGACCAGTGCGGTGTGGTGATCTGACCCGCCGTCCGGTTTCCGGTGGCGACGATGGTGACGACGCGGCTGCGGATTCCACGCTCCACCGTGATCTGGCCATCACGCTCCAGGCGAGCGATAATGTCAGGCGCAGTCGACATGGACGAGAAGTCCAGTGCCTCGGTGATTTCGACGTTGGTCGGGCAGGGCAGGCCCGCGTTGGCCGCTTCCTCCAGCATGGCGAGTACGGTGTCGCGCGCGTTCATGCTGCCCTCGCGCCCATTGCGGTGATCGCATGGCCGTGGCGCACCATGCGTGCACCCACGGCCGGCAGGTTGACCACGCCGCCCCCGTTGATGCCGCGCACTACCGTTGCAGCATCCTCCGCCACTTCGCTGGCAAGCATGCCGGGGCTTGGCTCGTCGTCGGGCAAGTCGAAGGCGCCCTGGCCTGTGAGGGGGAGCCATTCGTTGGTGAAGTCCGCGCCAAGGACTGACGCAATCGACAGCATTTGCCCCCAATCCAGCGGGCGATAGTCGGGGTGACCAACCGGATAGCCCCGAAACGCTTCGATCGTGCGGTGGTGGACGCGCGATGCCTTGGCCAACTGCACGACGCTCATGCTGCGCCCGCGTCCAACGAATAGGCTCATGCCCTTCTTGAACGCGTTCACGGCTTGTTCGTGGGAAATAAGGGGCTCTTTTTCCACTGAATTGCTATGCTGCATGTGCGAATGCCTCCAAAATGGAGAAATCAGAGATCAGGATGAATTGCCGGGGCAGCGGCGTGGATGGCGCCAGCCGCCCCGGCGCCGGTGGTGCGACCCGCCGGGCTGTGGTTGTCTTGTTCGGGGAGGCGCCAGCGGTAGCCGCGGCCGCGATTGCTCTCGACCGGCATCCGCCCGCCCAGGCGCTTGCGCACCCGGCACAACTGCACCGCGACGACGTTGGGCTCATCGCTGTCGCTGATGCGATCAAGGATCGTCCAGACCGACAGCCATTTCCCGCGACCAGCAGCCACGGCGTAGAGCGCGGCGTTCTGCTGGGCGGTGAGATGCAGCGGCGCGCCGTCGAGAAAGGCGGAATCGGGCGTCAGGCGCCAGGGGCCGTCCTCGATTTCGGGATCGGCGCGCAAGTTGCAGCCGCAGCTGGGGCAGATGTGCAGAGGCTCGGCCATGGCTCAGCCCCTTTCGCTGGCGCGCTTGATGGCGCGACCGATCAGGCAGCCGGCAACAAACGAAACGGGCAGCCACGCCGCCAATGCGATCTCGATCGTGGTCATGGCCGGGCCTCTTCGGGCAGGGCCGGGGCGTTGGCGAAAAGCTCGGCGCACGTCTTGGCGGTGAGGATGATGGATGTCGTCGTGCCGCCGTTGGTCAGGGCGACGTGCAGGCCACCATCACGCAGTGGTGTGGCACGGATCGCGGCGTGGGGCTGGGCGTGGTGGCGGGTGGGCTCAGGCATGGAAGCGGGCCTTGGCTGGGCACTGCTGACCGAAGATTTGATGATGCTCGGCCTCGTCAGCCCAGCACGTGAACCGAACGGCGGGCAGCACGGATGCGTCGAATTGGCCGGCAGCAATCAGGTCCATGTCGCGCTCGAGCGTGGGGGACCAATTGAACCATTCGCCGTGAGAGCGGAATTCGGCGTGGCGATCGTGGAACTGGCGCTCGACAGCTTTCCCGCCGGGCAGTTCTGCCACCAATTCGAGCGGCAAAGGCGACCACGTGCGCAATTGCTGCAAACGTCGGTAGCTGGTGCGCGTGCAGCCGATCTTGATCGGGCCGAGTTGGCCAATCGGGCGGATGAAGTAGACGTGCCGAAGGAGCGTCACGCAGCGCGCTCCCGTTTTGCCGCCGGCTCGACCTCGGCCACCGCAAGCACGGCGTCGAGATGATGCTCGGGAATGGCGTTCCGCTCCCACCACCCTTGCACCGTGGTGTGGTTGCGATGGCCCAGGGCACGCGCGAGGGGGCGGATGCCCCCGCGCTTAGCGATGATGCTTTGGGGTGTGGTCATGTACGTTACGTACGCCATCACCATACGTACGTCAACGACGTTGATAAGGTACGTCGCAAATCGGATACCGGACGCATGTCCGATCAAAAAACTGGCGAAATCCTACAGGAGCTTAAGCGTCGGGCGGGCCTGTCCCTTGATGCGATCGCCCGCGCCGCCGGATACGCTGGCCGGTCATCAGTCCAAGGGTTTTTCAGCCCAGCCTATGAAAAGCTGTTGGATAGCGAGGTTGCCCAGAAACTTGCGGTGGCTTTGGCTGGAAAAGGAAGCCCGCCGATCCAGCGGAATGAATTGCTGGCACTGACGGGCGCGCTGGAATCGAATGGCGTCCCGGTGCGATTTGAGGGTGCGAGCGCGGCCAGGCCAACCCATGATCTTCCTGTGTACGGCACCTCATTGGGCGCACCTAGGGACTTCAACGGGACAGCGATCGACCAGACCATGTTGAATACCGGAACCGTGATAGAATATATCCGGCGGCCACCTGTTCTCCATGGCCAAGCATATGTTTATGGCCTCTATGTGCAAGGTTCGTCGATGTGGCCACGCTATGACCATGGCGAGACGATCATCGTCACCGACAGCCAATATGCCCGGCCGCCTAAGATCGGAGACGACGTGGTCGTCTACATGCGCGATCTTGAGGAAGACGATGGACACCGCGCGTCTGGCGTCTTGGTCAAGCGCCTGGTGCGCCGCACGGCCGAGTATGTGGAATTGGAGCAATTCAATCCGGCGATGACGTTCAAGATCGCGTCGGGGGCTGTTTTGCGCATTGACCGGGTGGTGCCGTTCAGTGAGCTGCTAATCTAGGGGGCAACATGAAGGGGCATATCGCGGCGGGCCTGGCGCTCGCATTGGCTGGGTGCGGCGGCGAGGCGGCGAGCCCGAGCGGCGGAACGCCTGACACAGCCACCGAGGCGGCGGCCGAGACCAGCGCCGCGCCAGAGCCGCATTTCGTCGAGCACCGCAAGGGCATCTACTACTACCTAACCGCCGTATCCGAAAACGATCAGAAAGACGGACGGGGCACAGGGCATGCGCTTGGTTTTCGCTACTTGGGCAAGACGGCAGACGGTGATTTCAAAGTCGCTAGCGTGACAGAAAATGGCGCAACTATCATGACGTCGACTTGCGCCGATCCCTGCAAGATCATCCACGTCAGTAGTGGCGAAGCTGTGGGCTATGAGCCAGACACGGTGATCGGCGGCGTTTTCACCGATGCGATGAACGGGCTGCTTGAGGTCTCTGCCAAAAAATGAGCAGCGTTCAGATCGACCCGGAATTTCGCGCGCAGCTAGAGCGCTTGGGGGTTTATCTGGTCGAGATGCAAAGGCGAGGCGGCGCATGGTCAGATCGATCGGCGCAAGTCGCCCACTGGCTGGCTGAACAACACCGGGAAAAAGAGCGCCGCGATGAAGAGCGGGCGAAGCGAACGGAAAGGTTCGCCCGTAATGCCAACTGGCTAGCTGCGGCGGCCTTGGTGGCGACGGTCGCATTTGGCATCGCCACCCTGATGGTCGGTTAGCGCGGCCAACCTCGATCCATGATGTCGCGGACAATACCGCGCAATTCTCGCGCGGCGCGGCCAACGAAGTAGGAAGCACCAGCTAGCGCGGTCGTTGCAATGGCTGCCAGCCCGCAAAGCAATGTAGCTCTATCCATATCACCTCCACCAGGCGCCCACGCGGCGCCTTTTTCGTGGGCGGTTATGCACTGTACGGATTTCGCGGCCAAACTTTTTGTACGTGACGTACGTTTTGTGTTGACGGACGTACGAGCGTAACGTACGTATCACTCCAACAGCCGGCCACCCCGGCCCAAGTTGGAGACGGCAGATGCCCCTTGGCACCACCCTCGAAATTCCCGGCGCCGCCGCGATCGTCGCGGCCATCGCGCCTGAAACGCTCTCGATCGTTCGTCACACCCCGATCATGGGCGAAACCAGCTTCGTCTGGGCCACGGACGAAGATGAGCGCCGCGCGCTCGAAGCCCTGCGCGACAAGGCTGTGGCCGATGCCGTGGGCTTCACCTTCCGCGATGCCCGCAACGATGCCGAGCGCCGCCAGTTCGCCGCGGTCGCCGACAGCTTCACCAGCATCGACGATCTGCTGAACGCCCGCTTCGGTGATCCCGAAGCGCTGGCCTCCGCCTGGGGCATCCGCGACTGGCACCGGCTCAACACTATCTGGCAGGCCGAATGCGCCCGTGCCGCTGCCGTGGGGAGGGCTGCCTGATGCGCCCCGTCCCTATGACCGCCGCCTATCGCGCCTGGAAGCTGCACAACGGCGTCCACTACCCGCTGCCGATCGAAGCCAGCACGCTGCCCAACGTCGTGGCCGAGGCGCAACTGTCCTGCCTCCACAAGGACCAGTTCGCGGTGCTGGAATGCGCGGGCGGCAAGCAGGTGCTGCGCCTCTACCAGATCAAGCAGGGCAAGGACATGTGGGTGCGCAAGCCCGGCTTCGCCCATTCGGTGAAGGTGCAGCAACTGCGCGCCGACCTGATCGCTGAACTGGCAGTGGAGAATTACGAGCCGGTCGAGGCCTGGCAGTGGGCCCCCGGCGCCGATGCCGTGGGCGCGCCGGCGCGGGAGATCGTGCTGTGAGCAAGCTGACGCGAGAAATCACCGTAGACGTGGAAATCACGCCATACGAGTTGGCCGCCGCATTCTGCGAAATGGATGCAACCGACCAGGCCCTGTTTTTTGGCCACATCTGGCAAATTGCAAAGGCATGGCCCGGAGCCGGTCTTTGTCGGCAATCCCATGCCATCTGCGAGCAGCTCGACCTGGATGGGGAAAAGGCGCTCGAAACCATGGCGAGCCATCTACCTGACGAGGTTTTGAAGCGCATCACGGTCTTCACGCCTTGTGACCCCGACCCCCTGCTTGTGCAGGCGTTGGAGGCGCTGCGAGGCCTGATCGGCGGCACTTGCCCTGACTGCAAGGGGTGGAGTGAAGTCGCCTATTTCGGCGAAATGGTGCGCTGCAAGTGCGGCGGGAACTATCGCCATCAACCCAGCGATAATGCGCGCGCCAAAGCTGCCGCCATCCTCGCCCAAGCGAAGGAGCGGGGGCTGTGAGCGCGGCAATGCAAGCCATGCGCAATGTCGAGGTGTCAACCTTTCTGGCGCGCCTTTTCGATTTGCGGTGGGTGCTTGGCCGATACGGCAATGATCCGTGCGATGAGGTCGATATTGATCTTGTGCTGAACCTTCCGGATGGCCTGACCTACCGTGATGGCTGCGTCCAATTCCAGTGCAATGTCTGTGAACGTTGGACGGAATGGGATGGGGAAGTCTCTGATTTCGAGGACGGCCATTACACCAACATGTGCGGTGGCTCGCCACGGTGCTGCCCATGACCCACCACCACCCCGTCGCCTTCGCGGTGATCATTGCCACCGCCTTGACGCTGCTGGTCGTGGCCGCTGCCGCACCGCGCATCGCCGGCATCCCCGCCGCCAACGCCCTGCCTCGCGCCGCCGTTGGCTTGGCCGGCTTGCTGATGATGCCCTTCTTCATCCTGACCTTGGAGGCCTTCATCTATGGCTGACCGCGTCCACACGCCGATCCCCGCCGCACGCTGCAATAGCCGGCCTGGGACCGCTCACCCGCCTTTGCGCGATGTTCCCAGCATGGCCGAATGGTGCGCCGCGCATCATGCGCCGCGGCGCCAGGGCTGGCTCGCCCGCATCCTGTCCCCACGCGCTGCCTCGCCGGTTTCCCCTGCCGGTGCGTGCCCGTCCACTTCCAGCGCTGTCGAGGCCGGCGCTGAGACGGGTGGGGAGGGGAAGTGAGCCGCGCCCCCCTTTCCTATGACGCCACCGCAACTGGCATGCCCGGCGTGCCGGCCGGCGTGGATGTGCGCCAGCCGGTCGAGGGGTTCTACCGCCACAAGCCGCGCCGCGACGCCGTCTATGTCGGCATCCGCATCTGGTACGGCGCGCCGCTCGATCCGGTGACCGGTGAGGAAATGGACCGGTCCTGGCGCTGGCAAGCCCAAGCCAACGGCGAGCCGGTCGAACTGGACCATGTCTGGCCGACCTGTGCCGGCGATCCGATCACCGAGGCTGAATACCGCCGCTACTGCGCCCGCCAGGCCTGGGCGCGCGAACATGCCCCCGACAGCGCCTGGGCCGAGCGCGGGCGCCGCATCGATCCCCTTTCCAGATCCACTCCGCTCCCATTCTGAGGAAAACGCCCATGGAGATTCAGGAGGAATGGAGGGATGTAGTTCGCTCTCCTAACTACATGGTGTCGTCCCTCGGCAGGGTCAGGCGCAAGACGAATGCTTCCGCCACTCATGCGGGCCGGATCGTGAAGCCTTGCCCAGCGCGTGGCGGTTATCTCAGGGTCAGTCTCTGGACAGACTGCAAGATGAAGTCGGCCAACATCCATCAGTTGGTTTGCGAGGCATTCATAGGCCCGCGACCATCGTCAAATCATGAAGCCGCTCACAGTAACGGCATCAGAAGCGACAATCGTCTTTGCAATCTTTCTTGGAAAACAAAATCGGAAAATGCGGCTGACAGAGTTACGCATGGAACGATGAATTTTGGTGAGCGGTGCCGCCTGTCAAAGTTCACTGAGGAAATAGTTCTCGCCGTTCGCGAAGCATCTGGAACCCACCGAGAAATCGGAGCCCGTTTCGGAATGTCAAAAAGCAATGTCTCTTACATCAAATCACGCCGTCATTGGAGCCATCTATGAACGCTGTATTTCCCGACATAACCCCGTGGCCCGAGCAGAAGCTGAACCCACGCGCGATGATCGGAGGGAACAAGCCGCCGGTCGAAGACGAGGCGCGCGCCGCTTTCCGCGAGGCCCTGCTCGCCGACCGGCCGGATTTCGAGCAGAAGGTCGAGGACATCATTGCCGGCGCCGACCGCGCCAACGTGGTGGACGATGACAGCTATGCCCGTGGTGGCAGCTACATCAAGCTGGTCCGCGCCGCGCTTGATCACGTCGACGTCGCCCACAAGACGGCCAAGGCTCCCTATCTGACCGGCGGCCGCGTGGTCGATGCCGAAAAGAACGACCTTGCCGCCAAGCTGATGACGGCGCGCAACAAGGTGCAGGGCCAGCTTAACGAATATGCCGCGAAGAAGGCGGCTGAGCAGGAAGCCGAGCGCCAGCGCATTGCTGCCGAACAGCGGGCTGCAGCCGAAGCTGCCATGCGCGCCGAGCGCGAGCGCCTCGCCGCAGAGGCCGCCGCCGCGCGCGCCGCACGCGAAGCGACCAGCGCCGCCGAGCGCGAGGCCGCTGAGCAGGCCGCCGAGGTTGCGCGCCAGGCTGCCGAAAACGCCATGGCCGCCGCTGCGCTGGCGCCGGCGCCGGTCGCGAAGGCTGAACCGATCCGCAGCGATGACGGCGCCACGGTGTCGACGAAGACGGTCTGGAACAGCGCGGTCGAGGATTATGCCAAGGCCTTCAAGGCAGTGAAGACCGATCCGAAGGTCAAGGAAGCGATCGAGGCCGCCGTCGCGCGCCAGGTCCGCGCCGGTTCGCGCGAAATCCCCGGCTGCCGCATCTGGCCGACCCAGCAGGCCGTGGCGCGCTGACCCACCCTCTCGCATTTCAGGAGATTCCCATGCCCCAATACGTGGCCTGCCGTTTCAGGCCCACCGACACCCGCACCTATACCTATGTCCACGACGGCGCCCCTTTGAAGCCCGGCGACATGGTGAAGGTGGCTGATGCGCGCAGCGATAGCTGGAAGCGCGTGGAGGTCGTGGCCGTGTCCGATGAGGCGCCGCCGTTCACCTGCAAGCCGGTTCTGGGCCTCGCCGAAGATGAGGGCGAGGCTGCGCCGGCCGATGGCGCCGCCGACATTTCCGCATCCGACCTTCCTTACTGACAGGAGCCTTATCGATGAACGCCCCCGCCACCGTTGCGCCGCAACGCCAACTTCATCCCGTCACAAAGCTGACCCAGCAGCTTGAGGAGCGCGCCAACGAGTTTCGCAAGGCTCTGCCGTCCCACATTTCGCCGGAAAAGCTGCAGCGCACGATCGTGACCGCAGCCACCAACAACCCCGATCTGCTCAACGCCGATCGTCAATCGCTGATCGTGGCGGCCATGAAGGCGGCGCAGGATGGCTTGCTGCCTGATGGCCGAGAGGCCGCGCTGGTCATTTTCAACAACCGCAAGAAGGACGCGCAAGGCAAGTGGCACGATCACAAGATCGTCCAGTATATGCCGATGGTCTATGGCCTGCGGAAGAAGATCGTGCAGTCAGGCGAGGTCGTCAGCTTGCAGACGGGCCTGGTCTATCGGGCCGAAATGGAGGCAGGTGCCTTCATCTATGAAATCGGGATGGAGCCACCGATCCGCCACAGGCCGATGCTGGACCTGCCCGGCGACGAACTGACCGACGACAAGATCGTCGCCGCCTATTCCATTGCCAAGATGAAGGACGGCACCGTCGCGGTCGAAGTCATGCGGCGCGGTGAAATCGACCGCGTCCGCAACGTCAGCATGACCGGTTCCACCGTCGATCGGTATGGCAAGCCGCGCGACCCGAAGGGCCCGTGGGTGGATTGGTTTGGCGAAATGGCCCGCAAGACGGTCATGCGTCGGCACAGCAAGACACTGCCAATGTCGGGCGACATCATCGTCGATGTCGAAGCGAGCGAAATGGAGGCGGCAAGCCGGGCCGCGGCCCTGCTCGATTCTGTGACGCCAGATGCCCCCGTCGCGCTGCCGAGCAATGAGCAATTGGGTGCCCAACTGGAAGATCATTCCGGCACCAGCAATGGCGTGCCGTTTGATCCTGAGACAGGCGAACTGCTCGCTCGGGATTCGCGCGGCATGACCGAGGTGGTCGAGGCCACCCCGCCCAACGCCGACGCCATCCCTGCCGCCCACGAACCCGAAGGCCGGGCCGCCGAAGACATGGGCGAGGCCAACAGCGACAGCGAACAGCCCGCATGGTGGAACCTGGTCGGAGGCATGAAGGCCAATCTCGACGCCGCCACCACGCTCGCCGCGATCAAGAGCGTGGACGACCTGTTCGTGAAGAACTTGGTCGCGCTGCCCGATGATGTCGCCGCCGACCTGCAGAAGCGCATCGACGCCGCGCGCCGCCGCGTGAAGGAGGCCTGACCGATGCCCGCCGCCGAGCCCCTGAGCCATGCCGCGCGCGCTCGTCGCCGCCGCGAGGTGATCCAGGCCCTGCGCGCGGGCACCGACCGCTGGGAAGCCGCCCAGCGGTTCGGCCTAGCCCACAAGACCGTGAAGCAGATGGCCCAGGCCGCCGGGCTGTTCAAGCGCACCGGACACCGCCGCCCGTGCGGCGCGTGATCAAGAGGATTCCATCATGACCGACATTGCCGCCCGCGTGGCCACCATCATCGCCGACTTCACCGGCGAAGACCTGAGCCGCTTTGCCGACCCACGCACCGTGACGCTGGCCAAAGACCTGTCGCTCGACAGCCTCGACCTGGTCGAACTGAGCATGGAAATCGAAGACGTCTTCTCGATCGAGATCACCGACGACGAAACCGCCGCCCTTGGCATGGACGGCCCGGCTAAGTCGGTGACCATCGGCGATGTCGTGGCGCTGATCGAGCGCAAGCGCGGGGAAGGCGCCGAGGCATGACCGCCGACGGCTTCTACGTTTGGCGGCGCCCCACACGCCCGCTGGCGCTCCCCGCAAAGCTTCCGCGCCGTCGCCATCCCACGCTGGCCGACGCCTGCGCCGAAGCGACGCGCCTGCATCGCTTGCAGCCGGACGACACGTTCCAGGTCGTGCAGGTGCTGGCCGAGATTGGGCCGGAGGCTTCGTGATGTGGCCTGGCAGGAAAACCACGGCCGGATTCCGCGCGAAGCCCTGGTGCTTGACGAACAGGGCAATGTCACCGGCTTCCGCAAGGTCCATGTCCGTTTGTTCAACGGCTACGACAGCCGTGCCGAGGGCGACGACCCCTGGCCAGCTGGCGGTGGGAAGCCCCCGACGCAATGGGCAATCTCCCGCCCGGCGCACCCCTTCGAAATCCGCGAATATGAGGTCATTTGATCATGGCTGATACCCCTCCCTATTGGCTGGTTTGGCGTGAAAATGGCGCAGCCCCGACCAAGCAGCATCCCGGCCCTGTCGAGGCTGAACAGGAAGCCAAGCGCCTGGCTGAACTGAACAGAGGTGAAGCCTTCGTGGTGCTGTGCCCGATTGCGCGCGTCATGGTGCCAACGCCGATCGTGATCGAGCGCTTCGACGCCGGCGATGACGGGATACCGTTCTGATGCCCGGCCCCTACCACGCCATGGGTAAGGAAGTGCTGCGCGATAATGCCCACTTCCTAGACGCCCGCACGCCCGAAATTGCCGCGGCCCTGGCCCTGCTGCTCAACCATGCCCGCGTTGCGGTCTGCCCCGGCCTGCCGGTCGAAGAGATCGAGCGGATGAAAGAGGTTCTCTGGTCATGAGGCTTGCTCCCAAAGAACCATGCGTGCGCATCATCCGCCACGCCCACCTGTTTTGCGGCGTCGGCGGCGGCGCCAAGGGCTTCAACCGCGCCAAGCCGCGCGTCGGCAATACCACCGCGCGCTTCGTCTGCGTCGGCGGCATCGATGTCGATCCGGGCGCCATCGCCAATTTCACGCGCATCGCCGGCGTGCCGGGCACGGTCATGGACCTGTTCGACCGCGAGCAATACATGGCCTGGCATGGCCGTGAACCGGCGAATGACTGGGAAGAGGCCACGCCCGATGATATCCGGCGCGTGTTCGGGCCTGAGCTCGATGTCGCGTTCCTGTCAGCGCCTTGCAAGGGCTTCTCCGGGCTGCTGTCCGCGACGCAATCGAAGACCGATCGCTACCAGGCGCTCAACCGCCTGACGCTGCGCGGCGTCTGGCTGATGCTGGAAGCCTACAAGGACAACCCCATCCCGGTCGTGCTGTTCGAGAATGTGCCCAGGATCCTGACGCGCGGCAAATGGCTGCTCGACCAGATCCAGGCGCTGTTCCGCGCCTATGGCTACAGCACCAACATCGATACCCACGATTGCGGCGTGATCGGCAACCTGGCGCAGAGCCGCAAGCGCGCGCTGCTGATTGCCCGCCACATGGAGAAGGTTCCCCCCTTCGTCTACCAGCCGCGCCATTATCCGCTGCGCGGCGTGGGCGAAGTGATCGGCAAGCTGCCGCTGCCGGGCGATCCGATCGCCGGGGCCATGCACCGCGTGCCGGCGCTCCAGTGGAAGACCTGGGTGCGTCTCGCGTTGGTGCCCGCCGGCAAGGACTGGCGCGCGCTGAACGATCTGGCCGTAGTCGATGGCAACCTGCGCGATTTCGGCATTGTTCCCGAAGTGTCGCTGCGCGAGAATGCGCTGGGCGTGAATGCCTGGACCGATACCGCGCCGGTGATTACCAGCCACCGGGCGCCCGGGCAGGGCCGGTTCTCGGTTGCCGATCCGCGCCCGGGCTATGGGCCGAACACCCACCGCCATGTGCTAGGCGTGAAACCTTGGGAGGGCGAGCCGGCGGCAACGATCAGCGGCGATCCCAAGCCTAGCAGCGGTGCCTACAGCGTGGCCGATCCCCGGCCGGCCGAGGGCGCCAACGCCACCTACCAGCAATACGGCGTCAAGGACTGGAGCGAGACGGCCAGCACAGTGTCGGGCCAATCAGCGCCCGGCGGCGGCGCGCACTCGATCGCGGACCCGCGCCTGGGCCGCAAGGCGCATTCGAACGTCTATCGCGTGGTGCCATTCGATCGCCCGGCCATCGCCGTTACGTCCTCGCGCGATGGTGCTGTGGCTGACCCGCGCCCAGCCGCGCAGGAATATGCGCGCACCAAATACCAGGTGACGCCCTACGATCGCAGCAGCCGCGCCGTCATCGGCGCCAGCACTACGGGCAAAGGCGCCTTTGCCGTGGCCGATCCCAGGCCCGCATGCCTCAACAAGCCTGATCGCGAGGGATATGCAACGCAAGGCCATTATGGCGTCGTGGGCTGGGATGAGCATTCCAAGGCCATCCCTGGGCATGCCAAGAACAACAATGGCTCATGGTCGGTGGCAGACCCGCGCGAGGCAGCAATGCCCGGCGAACCCATCCTGTTGCCGAAGGCTGATGACCGCCTTGTCTGCCGCATCATTGCGCAGGACGGGACCTGGCACCGGCCCTTCACCACGCTCGATCTGGGCGCGCTCCAAGCGCTCTTCGACCCGGAAGAGATCTTCTATCAGGAGCAGACTGAATTCGGCCTGGAATGGCGCTGCCGGACGCCGTTCGACCTAGAACAAGGTTCGGATGTCACCAAGCGCGAGTGGATCGGGAACATGGTGCCCGGCGACGCCGCCACCGGCATGGCCGAGACGATCGGGGAAGCCCTGATCCTGGCCGACATGGGCGAGAGCTTCTTCCTCTCGACGCGGGAAATCTGGGTGAAGCCTGGCGCGCTGGCCCTGTCGATCGACGGAAACCAGCAGGCTTTCGACATGGAGCGCGAGGAGGCGCAAGCAGCATGAGCAACCCGACCATCACCGCCGTGTTCGGCATGGAGCCGCAACGCGACCAGGAGAATGCCCAGGCTCATGTCGTGGGCAGCAAGTCCTATGTGGTGGGGCCTTGCGCGCCCCGGCCGTTCACCGTTGGCCGCATTGAGCGGCGCGAGGAGAACTTCGGCGATCACGGCATACTGTGGTTCGACGTATTCGACATGGATGGGCGGCTTGTCACGTCCATGCAGGGCCGCGCCGTTGCCGAGATCCACTACGGTCAGGCGACGGCCAATGGCTGAGCCCTTCATCGTCCCCGAGGCAGATCGGGAGAGGCTGCCCTTCGCCGCCCCGTGGAAGGTCGAGCCCCTCGAACTGGCCCCTGGCCCGCGCAAGCTGCCGTCCTGGTGCCGAGGCGGCCATATCAACTGGCATTGGGGCTACGGCAACAGCCCCAGCTATATGGTCCGCTGCGCTACCAATCCACTGGCCTTCACGCACCATGGCGCGCCAGCATGGCGCATGTTCACCTATCAGTATGGTGGCAAGTCAGGCCGGGGCTGGATCGCGGAACGCGAGGGGGTGGCGTCCTGCCACTACCACGATGGCGCAATCTCGATGACCGAGTTCGAAGAGCATGTGCGCTGGCTCGAAAAGCCGTCACAGGCCAACAACTGGAAGGGCACAGCCGAGACGCGCAAGTACCAGATGCTCGCGACCGCTCAGCAGGACGGCTATGCGGGCCGGCACTTCGACATCACGCTCGATGCGCAGGAAATCCCGATATATTCGCGCGAAACCGGCACGGTGATGACCAAGGTGGCGCGCGGCACAAAGCTGCGCCTGCGCGGCCCGTGGCATGGCGGCGCACCGGAGGGATACACCGAAACCAGCTACTGGGTCGATGCCGATGCGCCGAAGCATGGCGCCTGGATCAAGACCCGACCCTGGTATGCGCGCGGCGGCTATTTCGGGCTCTACATCAAGCCCGAGATCCTGCTCGACATCTTGGCCACCTATGAGCCGCATGTGCCGTGGGCGATCACCACGGAAACGTGGGGCGGGAAAGAGCGCATCTATCGAAGCCCGCTGGTTCCAGAAACCGGCCTGCCGAAGGGTTGGCGTGTGCATCCCGACCAGTGCCCTGGCCACGACTTCATTATTTCCCAGTATGCGACCGGGCGCGATCGGACGCGCCCCAGCGACTCCTGCCGCTTCTGTGGCACGCTGAGGCAGCCGGGATGGCGGCCGGTATCATCGATCACCGGAAAGCCGATCGATCCGCCTGCGCGGCATGCGCCACTGTATTTCGACCGCTTTCTGACCCCGCCGGCACCGCGCCCGCCGAGGCCTGCCGCTGCCTGGCCTGCTGATATGCGCGTGCCACTCCGCAAGATTGAGGTGCCCCATGCCTGAGCAGCCCTGCATCGCATGCGCCGGCAAGGGCACCCGCTGGGCCAGGGGCAGAACCGGCGAGTCCCACATGATCAAGCGCAAGTGCCCCTACTGCAAGGGCACCGGGCGCGCCAAGGAAACAGGAAAGGGCCAGGACAATGGCTGACCGCCCCATCATTTTCAGTGCGCCGATGGTGCGTGCCCTGCTCGCTGGCACCAAAACCCAGACGCGGCGGTTGCTAAATCCGCAGCCCTATGACTTCCCGCACCCGCAAGATGGCACGCGCTGCTGGAATGCGGCCGGCGCGCCTGGCGGGAGTATATGCCTGACCGATCGAGGCTTGCTGAACCTCCATCACAAGCCCCATCCCGGCGACCGGCTCTATGTCAGGGAAAACTGGCAGACCAGCGACGATCTTGATGACGTAAAACCGTCGAAGCTGCTGCGCTCCGTCACTCCGATCTTGTACAAGGCGGATGGCCAAGTCGTGAACATGCCACACCGGACTGTCGCTTTCAGTAAGACGCGCCCATGCATCCATATGCCGCGCTGGGCCAGCCGCCTGACGCTGACCGTCACTGAGGTGCGGGTCGAGCGGCTGCGCTCCATCAGCGAGCGAGATGCAAGGGCCGAGGGATTGGAGCGGGTGTGCGTCGGAGGTCTTCTGCCGGCATACCGGGGTACTCCAGACCTTGAGCCGCGCATCTATCCCGACAGCGCCTATGGCGACCTCTGGAACAGCCTCCACACCGCCCCCGGCACGCGCTGGGCAGACGATCCGTGGGTGGTCGCGGTGACCTTCGACGTGGCCCACGGCAACATCATGGAGGGCCGGCGGCATGACTGACCTGTTCGGCCAGCATCCCACCATGCGCCGGGAGGCCATCATCAGCCCCTGCGGCCAGTTCCGCCCGGAACTGCGCCGTGTTTGGGACGATACCAAGCCGTTGCTGCCAGTGTGCATGCTCAACCCCAGCCGGGGCGATCACGAGATCGATGACCCGACGATCCTGGCGCTGATCTGGTTCGCCACGCAATGGGGCTATGGCGGTCTGCTGATCGTCAATCTGTTCGACTTCCGGGCGAGCAAGCCGGCCGAAATGTTCGCAGCGCAAACTCGGCTCAGCCTCGACGGGGAGCAGCGCGCGTTGGCCGCTCTGTTCTATGCCAGCGAGCATGGCGGCCGCCTGCTGGCCGCCTGGGGCAACCACGGCCAGGACCATGCTCACTGGTATGTCCAGCACGCCCGCGCCCGTGGCGTTGAACTGATCTGCCTCGGCACGACGCAGAGCGGCGCGCCCAAGCACCCCATGGCGCGCGGCGCGCACCGCATCCCGCGCGACCAGCAGCCAATCCTGTGGGGGGCAGCATGACGCGCCGTTACACCATGTTCTCCGCCGGCCAGGGCAGCTTTCGCGCGGCAATGATCGACCGGCGCCGGCATCCTGATGCCGAGTTTGGCCTCGTGTTCACAGACACGCTTTACGAGGATGCCGATGCCTATCGGTTCCTGATTGAGGGTGCGGCGATGGTGACTGGCCGCAGCCTCAACTGGACTGTGCGAGCGGAGGATTTCCCTGACTACCGCGTGCCTGAAGATGTGCCGATCGAGGAATATCGCGGCAATCCTGAGTGGCGCGCCTTCCTTTCGGATCTTCGCACGCGCACGATAGATGCCATTCCAGAACTGATCTGGCTGGTTGAAGGTCGAGACCCTTGGGAAGTGTTTCGAGATCGCCGCTTTTTGGGGAACAGCGGCGTTGCAGATCCGTGCAGCGAAGTCTTGAAGCGGCAAATGCTTGACGCTTGGCGCATGGGCCATTGTCGCCGTGTCGGCGAGCTTTTTGGTGCGCCCGATCACTTCGCAGTTGGGATTGGCGATCATGAAACGCGACGGTTCGACAATGGCGCCGGGGGCGGCTTAGGTCCGCGAATGCTTGCGGATGGTTGGCTTTATCATGCCCCGCTGATCGAAATGAACGATGCGCTCATGCGCGGCGAGCGTTTGGACAACGAGATATTGCGCCTGATGGCAGCGCCACTCACCGAGATCGGCATCGCAGAACCACGCCTTTACGGCATGGGGTATGCACACAACAACTGCGGCGGTTTCTGCTGCAAGGCTGGGCAGGCGCACTGGGCCAACCGCTCCCGCGTTCAACCCGATCGCTTCGCTTACGATGCGATGATGGAGCGAAAAATCCGTGCCCACATAGGAAAAGACGTGTCGATGATGACCGACCGTCGGGGCGGCGGCAAGAAGCCCCTGACGCTTGAGGCATTCGCCCAGCGACTGCGCGACCAGCCTGAGGAACGTTACGAATATCAGCCCGGCGATAGCGGCTGTGCCTGCTTTGCGGGTGTCGCATGACGCGCCCCACCTATCCCCGCATCAACTGCATCATCCCCGGATGCAAGCGCGGCTCTACCCGCTACCAGCCCGGCACGGAACTGCTCTGCGGCAAGCACTGGCGCATGGTGCCGCTGTCCTGGCGGCGCAAGATGGCGCTCTACCGCCGGGCGCGCACGCTGGCCGAGCGCAAGGGCAATCAGGCTAAGGTCGAGGCGGCAACCCGCTGCCTCTGGCGCCGGTGGGATGCGGCGGTGCGGCTACTGTGCCAGCCGGAAGCTGTGATGCAGGGCGGCGTTCCGGCGGTGTTGGCCGAGGAACTGCGGCGGGAGGGATTGCTGTGACCTGGCCATTCGGAAGCCTGCGCATGTTCGGATACAACGTGCTGCATATCGATCCGCCCTGGGCGTTCGAGAACTGGTCCGAAAAGGGCGAGGGCCGCAACGCCAGCCAGCACTATGCCACCATGACGTGGGATCGCATCGCCGCCCTGCCGGTGGGCCATCTGGCCGCTCAGAATTGCGCCTGCTTCCTCTGGTGCGTTGACCCGCTGCTCGACCGGGCATTCGAGGTGATGAAGGCTTGGGGCTTCGAATACCGCACCGTGGCTTTCACCTGGGCCAAGCGCACCAGCACGGCCAGGGCCTGGCACATGGGCGCTGGCTATTACACGCGGGCGAACCCCGAAACCTGCCTGCTGGGAATCACCGGCAGCATGGAGCGCAAGAGCGCGGCGGTGCGCCAACTGGTGGTCGAGCCGATCCGCCAGCACAGCCGCAAGCCCGATCGCATCGCCGACGACATCGTGCAGCTATTCGGCGACGTGCCGCGCGCGGAACTGTTCGCCCGGACGGCCCGGCCCGGGTGGGATGCCTGGGGGCTGGAAACCGACAAGTTTGGAATGGAGGCAGCATGACCATTGACCGCTTCATCCGCCTCCCGGAGGTGATCGCCCTGACCGGGCTGTCTGAATCGACCTTGCGTCGAAAGGAAAAGGCTGGTCATTTCCCCGCGCACGTCCGGCTCGGACCCAACGCGGTCGCTTGGCGCGAAAGCGAAGTCGCGGCATGGATGGCAGAGCCGACGAGCTACAACCGCGCGGCCTGA